ATGTCCTACTCCGACCCCCGCATCTGCCACCACCAGCGCGTCACCCAATGGCTCGCCGCGATACGGCAGCATGCCGCCTGGCTGTACGCCGCGGATGAGCAGTACCTGTACCTGGTGGGCGAGGCAAACGAACTCTACCAGTGCGGAATCGTTGGCCTGCAGGACCGCCACGACATGGTCACCGACGCCTTGGGGATGTACGGATGGGCGATCGAGCACGGCATCACGCGCGAGACGCACTACTGCTCTGACTGCTGCTACGACGTGCTCGACGGCGGCGTCGTTGTCGGGAGTGTGGACGACGAGGGCATCTACCACGGACCTGCACCCGAGCGACAGCGCCTGGGCTACATCAGCCGGGATCCGCTCGACGGGATAACATACCTCCGCCTGGGCCAGGCGCTCGAGCGCGCGGGCGTCGTACGCGGCCTGGTGATCGAACTCGACGCCGGCGGCACGCTGCAACTCGCCGAGCAGATCCCGGATGACTTCCGGCCATGGCGGTGGGCCTGAACTACCCTTACCGCACACTCACTTCGTCTGGAGCGGTGCGATGTGCGGCAGGCTTTCGCAGTACACGGGTCTTCACGAGTTCGTCGACGTGCTGTCGATGCCCAACGTCCTGGTCAACCTCGTCGGCGAACAGCCACAGCGCTACAACGTCGCGCCGTCGACGGCGGTGACGACGCTCAGATTGGAAGGGAACGCCCTGGTCGCCCAGGCGATCAGATGGGGATGGAGGCCGTTCTGGGCCCGTGATCGCGCGGCGCCGATCAACGCCCGGGCGGAGAAGGTCGCCCACGGCAGGTTCTTCAGCGCCGCGTGGCGCCATCGCGCGCTGACGCCGATCTCGGGCTGGTTCGAGTGGGTCGATGGAGGCGAGGCGCGGAAACAACCGTTCCACATCCAACACCGGGACGGGAGTCCGATCCTATGCGCGGCCATCGGCCAGTTTCCTGGCCTCGATGACGAACCGGCAGATCACCATGGGTTCGTGATCATTACCGCGGACGCCGAGGGCGGCCTGGTCGATATTCACGACCGGAGACCGGTGGTGCTGCCGCCCGAGCTGGCCCGGGAGTGGATTGACCCGGCGACGCCGCCGGAACGCGCAGAAGAGATCGTGTTGATGCAGGGCGAGCCGAGCGAGGCGTTCACCTGGTACGCGGTCGACCCAGCAGTTGGGAACGTCCGAAACCAGGGCGCCCATCTGATCGAGCCTCAGCGCTCCGCTTCGTAGGCTGCTACGCCTGCGCCGACGGCGATCCATCCATCTGGCGAGTGCACGGTGTCGCAGATCGATACGTCCACCGTCTGGCCTTCCTTGGGCTCGGCTGGAAGGATCGCCGCAGTACGCCGCAGGTCGTTCGAAGACGGCGCGAAAGTGCTTTCAGAGCAGTGGAATGCCCATATCCCGTGTTTTCCGGAACTGCCTATCTGGCGGTCCAGCTTTAACGTCCACTTCCCCGCCAATCGAATCACCAGCATCGCCCTGCTCCGTAGGAAAAGGCCGTAGTCTACTCCTAATCCTGACAGGCCTGATTCGCAGCCAGGAGCTGCGCCTCGTAACCAATCCGCTGCCGCCGCTCGGCCAGCAGCGCACGGACCTTGGTCTGTAGGTCGTCGCTCTTCTTCAGCCCAGCCGCTGCCCATGCCGGCACCTCCACCGCCGGCACCCGGCACGGCACCGCCACCGGCACTTCTACGCGCACCGTGCGCGGCTCAGGCTCGACCTGGCCGGCGCATCCCGCCAGCGCGAACACCAACCCCAGCACCTGCACCACCTGCGCCTTTCGGCTGCACCTGCCGAAAATCGCTGCACCTGCAGTCTTTCGCCACGCCTGCAGTTTCATAGGCCCAACTCCTGATCAACGACCGCCTCGGCGGCCGCACACTGCTCACCGGCGGTTCGCTCACGTACCAGGCGCTGGGCTTCGGCATACTGCTCCGCGGCCTGCTGCCGTCCCCGATCCACAGCCTGCGCGGCATCCCGGGCGCGCTGCTCGTCGGCCAGGCGCAGCGCGGCAACCTGCCGGACCTGCTCCGCCACTGAGGCCTCCAGGCTGCCCCGGGCGGCACGGCAGGCGACCAGATCCGCGCTCGCGGCATCCAACTGCGGCCGGTAGTGCCGCGCTCCGATCCAGACACCGCCGGCGGCGCCGAGGCCGACCAGAAGCAGGCAGGCCAGCGCGACCGATAAAGCGCGGGCGGAGATCAAGACAGCACCGCCTTTGCGCGCTCCCACAACGCCAGGCGCTCCGCCTGGCCGTTGAGACCACCGTTGATGCGCCGAGTGATGGCGGCGAAGTCGCCGCGGTCGGCCAGTTCGTTCAAGCCGTGACTGGCCCACCACCAGGCCGCCGAGATCGCCGCCCACTCCGGTTGCTCGAGAAGCTCGGGTTCCTGCTCCAGCGGCTGGCCCAGCCCGGCGCCGGCGGCGCGGTAGTTCGCCCGGCCGGTGACCTGTAACAGCCCGCGCCCGCGGTACCGCCAGCCGTCACCGGACGCCTCGTCGCCATTGCCGTTGCGCGAGGCGTAGGCGTTGTTGGCGATGGCTCGGGGGTTGCGCGCCAGGCGCTGCGCCAGGGGGTTGGGCTGGCCGTCGGCGCCGAGGTACCGGCTCGGCCAGGTCGTAGCCAGGCCGCGGGCGCTGTAGTTGAGGTTCTCCACCAGGTGGGTCAGTTGGCTGCTTTCGTGGCCAACTTGGGCGAGGAACGCGGCGACTCGCACAGGCGACGTGATACCGAAGCGCGTCATCCCGCGGTTCAGCGCACCAACAAAAACGCCGGCTCGAGGGCCGGCGTTCGGGAGGACATGCAGCAACTGCTGCTCAGTGATGGGCATGTGAGCTCCAGAAACGACGAAGCCCGCGCAGGGCGGGCTTTCGTTCGTCGATAGGTGTTGTCAGGCTGGTAGCTGATCCGGCAGAGGATACCTGGCCTTGATCTCCTCGACCTTCGCGACCCAGGCGCGGTAGTCCGGCTCGGTGCCTGCCTTGATCGCATCGAATTCAGCCTCGGTCTTGAGCGGGTCACTTTCCAGGCGGTAGGCATTTGCCCGCGCCGCGGCTGCGGCATCGTACTCAGCCTGCCTGCGCTCTTGCGCCTGCTGTTCGGCGGTCTTGACCTTGCTCCAATCGATCATCGCGGTAACTCCACATCTCCTTCGAGAACCTCGATGGGAGCCGGGAAGCGAGCGGCATCGCTTGCGTCAGGCGCCAGCGGTAGACGCAGCGTCAGCTCGATTCGGCCAGCCTGGCGGGTAATCACTCCCTCAAACCAGGACGAACCGGTCGCCTCGCCAGGTAGCTGACCTCCCTCCGTTAATGGCGAAAAATCGAACTCGACACCGTTCACAGTGAGGGCATCCCCTCGAACGGACACGCGCATCTCGACGCCGTCGCCGGGCAGCGGTACAAACGGCGAAAGCTTGATCAACATCAGAACCACCTCCCTACCAAAGTGAAAATCAAACGATTGGTGGCCAGTGCGTCCTGAAGGATGAAGAACAATGTCGAGCCGTTTGCATAGGCAACTTTCAGCCCGTTTGCCACAGAAGGGTTGCTCACATGCGACGCCCAACTCACGCTGACACCGGTGCTCCAATTACCCAGAAATGCAGCCGGCAGGGGCAGTGATATAGACGTATTTGGCTGCTGACTACCATCACCCAACAACGTGACTATGCATATTTGCGTTCCATCAGCGAACCTCACGAACTCACCATTCGCGTTGCTGCCACGTTGGATTACTGCCCCGGTAGGCGCTCCGCTCGACTGCGAAACAGCGCCGAGAATACTGTCTCGCGAATACAGCGCGCCCGAACTACCAAGCGCTTCGCGGACAGCCGCACTGCCGAGGCCGAGATCCCCCCGCGCTGCCGCCGCATTTGCAGAGAGCGCCCAGGGCTTGATCCCCGCCAGGGTTGCCCCCCACTGGTTGGCGATCAAGTTGAATCGATCCGACAGGTCCTTGTCGTAGCCCAGGATCGGCGCCACTGCATAGGACTGGCCGCTGGCCGTGCTGCCCTGGTAGTTGGGCTTGATCGAGATGACCGTCGAACTGGCCACGTTTGTGACCTCGTACCAACGTCCATCGGGTCCGCGAAATGCATCGCCGACTCGGGCATTGGACGAGAACTGTGTGCCGGCACCGGTAACGGTCGGGCTATTTGCGGTCACCGCTACTGTGCCACTGGAATACCAAGCCATACGGCCTCCTAGTAATCACGCCATAACTAAAAGCGGAGTGTTAAACGGAACCTGGAAAGCAGGTTGACTACCACCCGGCATGTAGGCTGTCACGTATATGTGTGAATTCCCTGAGAATACAAACCCTATGCCCACGTCAGAAGGATCAGGCGTATGGCCTGTTTGCGCATTGAAATGACTCACTAAAAAATATGCCCCACCCCACGTCCACGGAGTAGCCCAAGTGTTCAACGTATAACCAGGCAGCGCGCCTGTATCCCTGCCAGCGTAGTTCCAATTCTGGCTTCCACCTAAATATCGAGCAATTTGACGATTGCTATCAAATACAACTCGTGACTCATTATCGAATACCTGCATTCCCCATCCAGAGGTTCTAGGCAAATACACGGCACAGGCTTTCCACTTACCGCCATACGCAACTCCAGTCATTGCCGAGAACACAAGTTGAGAGAACGTGAACCCGGTCCAGCTACCGGGAACTCCCACATGCTTAAAAAAAGATATTAGATGGGAACCGTTTGGCGAGAAGAATACAAACGGAGGAACTACGCTAGCTATAGGTGCGGGATACGTGACACTCCCTCCGCTGTATGTTCCTTCTGCAACGACATGCATGCATGGGTGATCTTGATCGATTATTACCTGACCGTAATCACCTACAAACTTCACACCGTAACTCATGAGAACATCACCGCATATAATGTATATATAGAGTTAGACGAACCATTTCGCATAAATGTTATAGTGGATCCAGATATTGTGTATGACGGTATATATGCATAGGGATTCCCCTCGACCGTTAAGAACAGCACTCCCCTTGATGAATCGAACCCCGGCACAGCAACCGACATACCTTGCGAAATACTTCCTATAACCAGTCGATACACCATGCGCATGGCGTACGAGGAACTATCGAACACAATGCTACCGCTAGCGTTGCGCTGCCGAATCCCGAAACTCATACATCCAGATTCCCAATCTGGACGCGTAGAACTAAGTTTCCGTCATACACTTTGATCGCCTCTGCCGTTTGCCGCATAAAACCTCCGCTAGTGGAACTGTTCATCGTCAAGCTCCCCGCTTTATCCAGCTTCCACAGCGGCTCGCCGTTGGCACCGAGGGCGGTCGACTGGATCACGTTGCCGATCTTCGCGTTTGTGATCGAGCCATCCTGGATCATCGCGTTGTTGATGAACATCTGGCCGCCGACGATCGAGACCGGCGCCACGGTCTGCCCGCTGGAACTGTTGAACCAGAGGAACCGATCAGCCTGGAACGCCATGGTCGTCACGCTCGTACCGCTGTCGAAGCCCAGTTGCCAGCCAGCGGCGTACTTCTGGCCATTGGCATGCGCCTGGAGCTTCACGCTGTAGAGCGCCTTGACGTTTCCATCCAGCGAGGTAACCGCTTGAGATGTGGTCTGGATGTTCGCCTCGTTGGTATCGGTGCGCGCACTGACGGTATCCACCCGCTGCCCCAGGGCGCTGTCCGCGTTGGCACGGACGGTCTGTTCGGTGCTGATCGCCGAGGCGTTGCTCGCGACCTGGCCGGATAGCTGATCCAGGCGTTGGACGGTTACGGCATTGTTCGATGCAACGACCGACTCGACGGTGGCGATCCTGCCCTCCGCCGTCACAGTCCGCGCTTCAAGCAAGCTCGTCCGCTTCGCCTGCGCTTCGTCCTCGTTCGCCCGCACGGTGACTTCGGTGGCGGCTCGAGCAATGGTGTCCCAGCCCTTCAGCGCATCGGCCTTCTCTCCGGTCGCCGGCTCCCGGCGGGCGGCAGCCTGCAGAACATCCAGGCTCGAAGCCGCCGCTTCGACCTTACCGTCGAGCTCGGTGATATCCGCGGTGTTGGTGGCCACCTGCTGGGCCAGGCCGTTGGCCGTCTCGATCGACTGTCCGATGTCGGCCCAGTAGGTCGCGTTCGGCGGCGAGGCGTTGAGCGGCACCGCCTGCTTCGCTTGATACAGCCGGTTGCCGACCCGCACGATATCGTTCTTCGCGTAGGTCTTCGTCGGGTCGTAGGCCAGCACATCGGTCAGATTGTCGATCTGGTCCTGCAGGCCAGTGATATCGACCTGCATCTGATCGATGTCGGCGAAGAACTGCTCGCCCAGTGCGGACTCGACGTACTCCTTGGTGATCAGTTCGTTGTACTCGCTCGCATCCGTCGAGCTTATACCGTCGACCCAGGCCGACCAGGGGCCGACGTTGCCGGTCCGGTCGATCAGCCGCCCGCGGAAGGCCAGGCGAGCGCCGGCCGCCAGTGAGGTCAGCGTATGGGTGTCGGTCGGGTACGCGAACAAGCCCAGGGCAGTTGCGTTCTGTTCGCTGCCGCCCGGGGTAACCGACTGTTGGATCTCGGTGTAGGCGGTGTCCGCCGCGCCACTGGCCGGGAATCCCCACTCCAGGCCGATCTTCCACGGTCCGCTGGTGGTACGCAGGAACGCCAGCGCCGGCGGCGCGCCGGTCTTACCGCTGAGTTGGGTCAGGATCGAACTCTTCCAGACCGACGTGATGTCGAAGGCCGACACCGCGCGCACCCGCGCCAGATAGCCACCTGCGTAGATGCCAGTCACATCGACGCTGGTGGTGCCGGTACGCGGCAGGCGGATCCAGTTGCCGCTGTCCTTCTTCCACTCCACGTCGTAGGCCACCGCCCCTTCTACTGCAGGCCAGGCGATGGTCATCGTGCTGACCGCCAACCCCTGATCGAACTGGTAGTGCGAGGTCAGCGTGACGCTCGCCGGCGGCGCCACGGTGGTGATCGGGATAACGCTGATCGGCCGGTTCTCCAACTTGGCACCAGTGTCGATCGCTGAGAACTTCCCGGGCTCGTACTGCAGCGCAGTGATCTCGAAGACACCCCGCTCCGGCTGGCTGACTTTCATCACACGGTAGAGCGGCACCGCCAGGTCGTCGGCATCGAGGGTCCAGACCAATTCCGGTAGCGGGGTCTCGCTGTAGGCTGTCGTCACGGTCACCGCGCGCCCGGCGACCGACTGCACGGTTCGCGCCTCAGCCTTACCGCTGGGCAGGTTCAGGAGCAGCCGGTCGCCAACCTTTGCCTGGGTATCGCGATCCAAGGTGATCACTCGGCCAGCGACCGCGGAAATCCTCCCGCCGATCTCCCGTCCGGCCAGCAGCGAGTCAGCCACCGGAATCACCCATCCCGGCAGCGGAATTGCTCCGTCCATCCCGGTACGGAACGTTATCGTGCGATCCTGGCTGTTGGTCAGGATTGCCCATTTTCCGCGCCGCTGGGCCTCACTCTCGCGGGTGCAGCCGATGGCTGCCACCTCGACCGGGTTGTCGCCGTAACGCCGCTGCAGGCGCTTATCGGTGGCCACAGCCACGTCGGTGTCGTAGTTGTTCGCCGGATTGTCGTAGCTGACCAAGGCGCGGCTGTAGCGAGTACGCTCACTGGCCGAGCCGTAGCTGAAGCGGCCGTCGATGACATTGGCCCGGGTGTAGGCGAAATCGACGTCGGTGGCGCGCGGGATATCCGCCTGGATCTTCAGTTGGCCCTGGGCCCAGTACGCCATACCACGGTAGATCGCGGTGAGATCACGCAGCAGCTCCCAGGCCCCGGCGCGGCTTTGCAGGTTCAGGTTGCAGGTGTGTCGCGGCTCCTGGCCGCCCTTCCCGTCCGGCACCAATTGGTCGCAATACTGGGAAATCCGGTACATCTCCCAACGGTCTACCATCCAGGCCTTGATGCGTTTACCCACACCGAAGCGATCGTTGGTCACGATGTCGTAGGTGTGCCAGACCGGGTTGTCGGTCCAGGCCTGTTTCATCGTGCCGTCCCAGATGCCGAGGTAGGCCCGGGTCTCCGGATCATAATTGCTCGGCACCTGGACCTTCCGCCCGCGGCAGTCGACTGTGACAGCCGGAATGTTGCTGAACTGCTCTGCGCTGAACTCGACGTACAGCAGCGCCGTGTTCGGGTAGCGCAGCTTCGCGTCGATCACCTCGGTGTAGCCGGCGATCAGCATGGTGTCGGCGATGCGGTTGTTGTTCTGATTCGGCGTCAGGCGCCGCACGCGCAACTGCCAGCCATTGGTGGCCGCCGGCAGGTCGATCCGGCGGGAGCGCTCGTAGCGGGTGGTGGTCTTGCCATCGACGGCCTCGCGCAGCACCTCCTGATAGGCGCCGCCGTCGGTGGCCAGATCTACGGTATATTCGATCCGGTACCCGCCGATGTTGCCGTTGGTGTCCTGCTGCTGGAGCGCTGGCCAGGCGAAGCGCAGGCGCACTGCGGAAAGCTGGGTATTGCTCAGCGAGCGCACCCAGGGCGTATCGCTGCGCAACTCGACGTTGACAGACGTCTCGTTCTCAACCGCAGGAATGCCAGGGATGTAGTCCTGGTCCACCGACCCCGCGCGCCACTCCCACTTAACGTTCGGGAAGTTCAGGTTACCGCTCGAGTCCATCAGTGGGGTGTTGTCGAGGTAGATATCGCGCTCGCTCGGAACGCCGGCGAACTCGCCTTCGCCCACGGCGAGCAGGATCTTGGCCATCGCGACCGAGCGCAGGCTGTCGGGTGCCTCGACCGGCTGTTTCGGCTTGCTACTGCCGCCCTTGCGGCCGGCCAGGTGCTGGTGAATTGCGCCCATGCTTTCCTCCGGGCATGAAAAAGCCCGCGCGAGGCGGGCTGGAAGGTTGTACAGCGTGGATGAAATGCCAGTGGCAACCACCCTACCGGGGTAGTAGCGTCGTGCCTTCATGCAAGGGTTTCCCGACCCTGAGCGTGCCGGCCCAGGGATCGGGAGGCGCCAATGTCGGCGCGGTTAAAGACCTAGGAGGTCAAGATGAGTGAGCCTGTAATTACGGACATCAACAATGCTGTCAGCCAAATAAACAATACTCTTCTAGCCTTGGCCCGCATCGCTGCTGAGACAAACCCGGAGGTAGCCCAAAAACATCTTGCGATTGCTGTACTGGCATGCAGACAGCAAGGTGTAGGAGACAACTTCGTGTTAGAGATTTTCCAAAAGGCATTTCCGGACGGAGTGATACCAAGCACTTACACTCTTGATATCCAAAATATCAACCGCGAATAACAGCCTTGGTCACGGCGCTATCTTTTACGAACTGTGCTGAAATCACTATTTGACCGTCAGAGCGTAAAAGCCAAGCTGGATTTCCTTTCGAGTCTACAGCTTGGCTTTTAATAGCCTGACCTTTGGTGGCAGTTTGGGTGTTCATTCCTATCTCCCGCGGCCTCGCCGCTCATGGTTGGTTGTTACACCTTGTCTTCGGCGTAGATCGACGCCGAAATAATCGCCCCACCCCACCGGCGCTTCCCGTAGCAGATCGGCACCGGATTCCCGCTGGCGGTAGTGTTTCTGGCGCTGCCGAAGGCGTAGCTGGGCAGGTTCTCCGGCGCCGCGCTCTGCTTCAGGCCCTGGGCTTGCGGGCTGAGCATTTGGATGACGCCGCCGGCAACCATCCCTATCCCTGCAGGCAGCGCATACGGGGCTATGACGGGAAAAGCGTAGGAAGCAGCGATCAGCACAGCCCCGACTATCGTCTGCACCAACCCGCCACGCTTCCGGCCACGCATGACCGGAGCAATGCGAATTTCCTCGGCGCCCCCGAACTGCAGCTCATCTTGGGAAATGTTCCGTTTCCCGCGGAACACAGCGAACTCCATACCTCGCAGGTGGGCATTGGCGAGGAAGCGCTCGAGGCCAGGAATCTGCACGCACAGGGCCTTGATCGCTTCAGCAGTCGACCCGACGAGCACACGGTACTGCCGGCCGAACTGCCGGAGCGCGCCGTAGAGTTTGATGGTGGTCATCGGAGTGTGGTGCGCTGCGGTGGTCATGTGTTTCTCCAGGTAATAAAAAACCGCCCGGAGGCGGTTCTTCGAAAAAACCGTTAGTTAAATCTACCGACCTTTGAGCCAGTAAAGATCCCCATGAATATAGTGCGAAACTCCAAGTTCTCTCAATACTGAATTGGCCGAGCGCTTGTCAGAAAATGGTCCAACTATCACCGTCAAGCCCGAAGCTGAAGCTATAGGCAGTTTCAATTCATCAAACTTAGCCTTCGCACCATTAACCTCTTCTGCGGACTTACACTTCACCTTTACAGCCCAGCCAACACTTACTCCGACTGGCGCTGACTTCTCCGCTACCGAGTCAACATCAGCTCCACAGTAACGACACTTGATCGCAGCGCACTTAATCATCTCGGCGCAATACGGACACGGTCGAACATCACTTGTTTGAGCTTGCAGATTTAGATTATTTCGACTCACGGAATTATTGCTCTCACTCTCTCTTGTGGCAGACGCAGCCCAAACCAAAGCGGCAACCCATCCCACAAAGGTCCATCCGAGAAGCAAGTTCAATACAGTTATCGCGCCTTTATTATGATGCTTTCTATTTTCAGCGATTATTGCAGGTAAAAAGTAGAGGACAACACCTCCAATCAGAAGGACAAAACCGAGCAATAAAGAGGAACCGCTTTCCATATCCAGCCTCCTAAAAGCTCGCAATCTACCATCACCTGGCCAGCATCAAAACCCAGAGTCCGCCCAGCAGAAACAGAAAGGGCGCCCAAAGGCGCCCTCTCCATGCCGTTTACGGCCCATACCATGCCCAACCTTACCGCACCCAACCTAGCCCAGCCTTGCCTTGCCGAACCGAGCCGAACCCGACCCAGCCCGACCCAGACATGCCCCGCCGAGCAATTGGCGCTTGCGCACCGCACAACGCACCCACTGGATGCGCTGTACGCTGTGAAGCTCAGGTCAGAGCCTTCCTCGTCATTCCGCGCAAAGCGGAAAACTTCGCGAGCTGGTCCAGATTGTCGCGGCGCTGCTCGTCCGTCAACTCGGTGATCCGTAGATACCGAAGCTTCTGACCGGTGCTGCGGAAGACCTTGCGGACGTTGCGCCCCAGTTCATCCATCGCGACGCCGGTCTGTTCATGAGGCGGCACCCATCGGTATCCGCGCCCGCGAACCGACTGCAGGCAGACCTGGTGGTCTCGAAGCAGTTCGGCTTTGAACGCCTCGACGTTGGCAAGCCACTCGAACTGCCGATCGCGGAACTGCTCTACCGTGAGCGCCTTGGAATCACTCATCGAAGGCATGCCGAAGCGCGCTTCAAGCCAGTCGTGTCCGACCAGGTCCCCATATTTGAACTCCTTGAGGAAGTCTTCGACAGCCTGCTTGTGCACCGGGTACTTCGTCACTTCAGCCATAGATCACCTCGAAACGCCCGAAGCGGGGACGGTACTCGCACACGCCGATCAGCTTGCCGGAGTCGTCGATAGCCTTCTTGACCTCCTGCAGGTCCAGCACGTCGGTGTTGATGGCGACCTCAAGTTCGCATGCCCAGTCCAGGAAGATCGGCCTGTACCGCATGACCTTGGCCTGGCCGACCTTCACTCCGCGGCAATCCACGAACCGCTGGTCGTCCCAGAGCGCCTCCGGCGTCGTCGGCCCGTCGAAGTCCAGCGAAGCCTTGTCGGTCATCACCAGCGCTCCACGCTTCCAGTGGGTGCCGAGCTTCTGCAGCTTGGCGCCGGCCAGGAACGTCGCGTCGAAGTTCGCGCCCGGAATGTGGATGCCCGAGGTCTCATCGAAGTACACGCCGGCGATGAACTCCGATCTGGCGATCGCAACATGGTCGTCATCGACTTTCTTGCGCTTGCTGGTCAGTTCACGATGCGCCTTCGTTGCCGGGTGCAGCGGGTTGGCCAACTTGTCGCTATGCATCATGAGGGGGGATACCCCTTTTATGCGAAGGGTCAGCAGTTCCATGCTCATGCCGAAGCCCCCTTATGCCAGTTCAGCTCGTTGGCACAGTACTTCCTCACGTGCGCTGCGGAACCCAGGCCATCCCAGAGGAAGCTCGCTAACTCGACACCAGCATTACAACCGAGCCCGCTGAGGTGAGTGGCCAGACGACGGCTCTCAACGATCTTCCAGCACTTCTCCACACAGTCGACCAGAAACGCAATGTTCGACCACGAGCAGGTGTCGACTGCCGACGCAGCTTTATCCTTCGGCAGCCACTCGCCTTCCAAGGCGTAGGCGGCGATGAAGTTCCGCGCGCTGTCGAGCTGGTCGGCCGGGATGTCCTCGGCGGTCACGACGCTGAACGCCTTGTGTACCTGGCTCCAGATGTGGTTCTTGGCGCCTCGGCGAATCGCCGACGGCAGGTGCCGCACCTTGCCATCGACGACGGCAGCCAGGCAGTGGAAGCCATCGGTTCCGATCGTGGTGGCGAGTACGCTGGCCACAGTCCGGTCATCGCGCCGAACAGCGGCGCCCTCGTTCCAGTAGGCCCAGAGCACGTCGTCGCACTCGTTCTGGTAGGCGATGATGCCCTCGCGCAGTTCCGGACGGACCTTATTCGGGTGGATCGACATCAGCCAGCCGGTGAGCTTGCGGAGCGGGAGGCAGGAAACTGGACGACGCTGGGTGTCCCCCGGTAGCTGAATCACCATTTCGGTGATGCAGGTGGCGAATCGACCTGATTGCAGCTTGCGGTGCTGGCTCTGCCAGGCCAGCCCCATACCCTCCACCACCGGCTTCATCGGCACGAAGGGCTCTCCTGCATTGCCCACCAGCAGGAGTTCCTTCTGGCGGAACGGGATGACCTGAGCAGTCGTTGTGCTATGATCGTGCATGACGTTGGTTTCCTCGTAGATTTCGACGTTTCCCCGAAGCCCTGGGTGTTGCAGCACCTGGGGCTTCTTCTTTTCAGGCCTGCTGTTGGTCACGCTGCATGGCCTCCTCGACGATCCTCATCATCACCCAAGCTTGGCTCCGCTCTTCCTGCTCAGCCTTGCGCTCCAGCCAATCCTTCTGGTGCGGCTTCAGCCGAAAAGCGACCTGCGGCATCTCTCGGACTTTCATGATTCCTCCCTATTTTCAAAGCACCGTGCTTTGTTCGCACAATTCAAGCACCGTGCTTTGTTGCTGTCAATAGCACGGTGCTGCATTATTCGCTCATGAGCAGATCAGACCCCCAAGTAAACTTCCGCATGCCCGCCGAGTTGAAAGAGAAACTTGAGCAGGCAGCCGCAGCCAATCACCGCTCGATTACAGCGGAGCTGGTGTCTCGCCTACAGGACAGCTTTTTCCATGAGAACGTTGGTCGTCATCAGAACGCGGGCTTTATTGATGTCGTCCTAGACACCCAGGGCGAACCGATTAGTTGGGACGAGATCCGCGAGCACATTCGTGGAATTAATCGCGAAGGAAATTTTGAGGTCTTTGAACAGCGCGTAACAGTGCTCACTCCAGAACTGGTCAGCAGCAAACTTCGCCAAGAACACGCTGACCGGATCGAGGACTACTACCAGCGTTCGCGTCGGAAGCGCCCAGGAGGCAAGCCGCCAACTGAAAGCTAGCTCCGCCCATCCCCACCTACCTCGGGTTGCTTGAGACCACGCAATGACCATGCAGCCCCAGTTAATCGCCGCCTACTCAAGGAGTCGCAATGCACAAGGTCTTGCTCGCGGTCAGAGTCGTCCAGAAGGGCGAACTGGTCGGATATAGCAGTCATCAACTGACCCTTCCCTTCGTGCCCTTCCCTGGCCTGCATCTTGAACAAGGAACCAGTTGCAAGCTCTGGGAGACAATGACCGGGCCAGAGCTTGATCCAGTTGTTGAACGCGTCATTTACGACCTGGATGAAGAGCAGTTTGTCTGCCTGTTCAACATTGACACTCCACTGCGCTCTTCCTTTTGGTACGACGAGAAAGCCCCGGCGCCAGGAACCATCAGCTCTATAGGCGACTACTTCCGCCATATGCCAATCTCTAAGTAATCCAAGGCCGACCAGCGCCGACCTTCAGGGGAAGTATCACATCAGCTTCCCCCGCGGTGCCGCAGCACCAGTCGCATCCGGTCGAGCCACGGCCCACCGAACACGATGATTTCGCTGGGCTTGCCGTACAGGTGGTGCAACAGGAACGGCCCGGCGCCGAAGTGCTGCGCATCCTCGCCAGGTAGTGATGGATCGTCCGCCAGGTAGATCCCGGCGTGGTTCGGGTGCGCGGTACGTCCCACCGCCATCACGATCATGTCGCCGCGCTGCGGCCGGTCCACCCGGATGAAGCCGGCCCCCTCGAACCGCTGCTCGTAGAGGCTTGGACCGTCTGCCCGCTCCCACCAGCCATCGGCACGCTCGAAGTGCGGGAACTCGATGCCCCACTCCCTCTGGTACCAGTCCGAGCAGACCTGCCAGCAGTCCTGCACCCCATGCACGAAGGCGCGCCCGAGCAGCGGCACCTGATCGACGGGCTCGATGGTACGCAGGTCGCCCTCCGGCCAGCTCAGGATGTGCCAAGTCAGGCCCGAGGCGTTGCACATCGCGACATCTGCGGCACTCGGTCGGCTGGTGGCATCGGGGTGGCTGTGCACCACGGCGACGATCTCTCCCTGGTCCTCTGCCTCTGCATACGCCTCCGGCGCGATGCGGAACTCCTCGCCGGCGTCGGCAGCGGTGTTTTCGCAGGGAACATATCTCTGGCTCCGGCCAGAACGGATGATCAGTCCGCAGCACTCGCGCGGATACTCTGCCGCGGCGTGCTTCTGCACGGCAGACAGGATGTGCTTGAGCATGGTCAGCTCCTGGCGATGATCGAGACGGCAGGGAAGCCGCCGAAGGGCAGTTGGTTGCCTTCACCGAAGCGCGGGATGCAACCGGTGCCCAGGCAGCCATCACACTCGTCCCGGGCTGGGTCATCGGTGGGGTTGCCGTCGATGTCGAAGTACGGGCCGGTGTAGCCGCAGTCGGGCCCGCGGTACCCGCCCGTCATTGCCCAGTGGCACAGGGTGGTCATCTGCCGGCCGACCTGCTCGCCGCCAACGTCGCCTGGCGAGGCCAGTTCCCAAGCGACGTACTGGCCGTCCTCGTTGGTTTTCTGGTCCAAGTACCAGATCTCGACGATCTCCTGGGAGGGATCAGCGTCGGGATTGCCGCCAGGGAAGTTCGCCGCGTCCAGATACTTCGCCAGCGTCGTCCGGATGGTGAGGCGGAACTGGAGCAGGTCCTCGAACGCCAGGCAGAGCGCCGTAATCCGGCCATTGACGTTGCCGGCGGTGAAGCTCGGCCGCGCCGCAGTACCATCGCTGTTCGCCTCAATGCCCTCGATCTGCACCGGCCAGGCCGCGTATTCATGTCCCTGCCACCAGATCGGTTTCGCCGGTAATTGGTCGGCGTTGGCGCCGGCGGCGGCCAGTTCCTGCGGGCTGTGCGGGATAGCGTGTCCGTGGAACCGGACCACGTCGGCGCCGAAGTCGCTGCCGTCAAGCTCGAACAGCACGACCTCGCCGCCGGGCTCCAGCTTCTGGATATCGGTGATCAGTGTCATGGATGGAATGCCTGTTCAAAGGTCGCGGTCAGCCGGTAGACCCGGCCGCCGAGGTTGACGGGCCGGTAGCCCGCACAGGTGTAGAGGCCCAGGCCGCCCAGGGGCGGCGTCCAGAGGAACGCCCGCGCTCCTGTGTGGCGGTCCAGGAAGTCCATCGCGGCCTTTATGGTCGCCGCCGGCCCGGTGATGGACACAGGCCAGCTCTGGGACTTGCTGTTCAGACCTTCGCTCACCAACTGCTTGTAGCCGTCACCGAATTGCGCGGACCTGGTGGCGAAGGTTATGTCGCCCTCGCCACCGCTCTCGGTGGCCCAAGTGAAGATTTCGATTGCCATGTGCTCTACCCGTTGATGGCCCGGCCGATCGCACCGTCACGCCGCAGATCACGCGCCAGGAGTTGTCGGTATTTCTGCTCGACGAACGTCCCGATGTCGCGACCGAACTGGTCCAGGCCAGGCTGGCTGCTGGAGACGTTGGCCGAACCATCCGAGGCAATGTTCACCTCGACGTTGATCTGCGAACCACCACCGCCCATAGCGCGCACACCGAGGGCGCCGGACGAGGTTCTGGTCAGCGGCATCACTGCCTCTGGCCCCGCTTCGCCCATCACACCCATGCCGCCGCCGCTCATGCCGAACGCGGTTGGCGTGCTGACCACGCTGTTGGTGAAGGCCCCGCCAGTGGCGAACATCTGCACCCCGCCGGCGAACGCACCACCGTTGGCGAACAGCCCGCTGTTGCTCACCAGATTGTCGACACCAGACTGCGCGGCAGCGTTACCACCGCCGAAGAATCCGCCGAAGAGGGACGAAAGGGCCTGCGAGGCAGCGGCGCGCGTTGCAATCCGCGCCATGTCGGCCAGCACACTCTTGGCGAAGTCGGAGAACGACAACTTGCCGGTCGTGGCGAAGGCCGCGACTGCATCCTCCATGCTGCTGAAGACGCTGGTGAACAGGTTCTTGGTTTGGCCCGCCACGTCCCGAGCACTCTCCAGATAGGTCTTGAACGCCGATCTGGCTCCCAATGACCAATCCTTCTGAGTCTCATCGACTTGATGGAAGTAGTCGTTCTGCTTGGCCAGCGCCTTACGGTGATAATCGTCCAGAGCAGCGAGTTCCTTTTCGTACTGGCTCTGGCTGATGCCGCCGTTGGTTTCGCCGCGGTTGCGTTGTTCCTGCAGCTTGGCGCTCTGGCTCTGGTAGTCCTGCTCCAGCTTTAAACGGTCCTGAATGCGCCGGCGCTCTTCATCGCCCGCACCAAGGCCAGCGATCTGCAGTTCGTACCCCTGCTGCACTGAACGCAGGCGCCCCTCAAGGTTTGCGCGGTACGCGTCGATCCTGGCGATTTCCTCCTTCTTCCTCGCCTCGGCCTCGAGCGCCACGTTCTTCTGAAGCTGCGCGCGAACCTCCGCCTCCCTAGCCAAGAGAGACTTTTGATCGGCAGTCAGGACAGCTTTCACCTTCAGGTCCGCAATCTGCTGCTCCCACTTCGCCATCTCACGCTGCGAAACGGACAGTTTCTCGCTGGTACCAAGTTGCTGCTCCAGGGCTCCCTGCTGCTCGCGCAGACGCAACAGGTACTGGGTAGCAGCATCATCACGAAATTGAGAAGACCTGGCCGCCTTCGGGTCCTTGAACCGCTGATTGATGCCAGCCACCAGCTTGTCGAAGGTTCCGCCTGATACGCTATCACCGACAATATTCACACCCTTGAGCCAGTCGGGAAGCGCGCTCAACTTGCCTGCCGAGATCATCTTCTCGGCCGCGCGGTAGCCGGCGACGTACCTCTTGGTCAGCTCATCAATTGCTTTCGCTCGCTTGGCCGCCGGGGAGACGTCGCCTAACTGGTCGCCCAGTTCTTTCTCAATGGCGATGAGCTGCTGGTCAGCCTCGCCCAGCTCAGCCTCCGACTTGGCATTCTGCTCGGACAAGTCTTTTCGGACGAGCAAGAGGCTGTTCTGCTCCTTCAATGCCTCTGTGGAGCTGAACTGATCCCGAAAGGACTGAAATAGTGCTCCGGTAGCGGCCACGCCAGGCAAGCCAGTTGCGGCGCCAGTTAGTGCGCCACGCAAAGCATTCGACAGAAACGGAGCGTTTTGCCGTTGATCCAATGTCCGTTGGAGCGTCTGTATTTGCTCATTGAGGGTTGGAAACAAGTCAGCACGGATTGCAGCGTAGGCATTACCGATCGCCGTTTTAACTGCGTCCCATCCCTGCTCAACACCAGACAGAGACTCGCGATACTGTTTCAGCCTCTCCTGAGCGTTACGATGCAGATCCTCGTTCAGTTGATCGACAGCCTGCTGATGGTCGCCTTGCTCATCGATCGCCTTGATCGCCTGATATTGCTCGTAACTCAGCAGCCGATACTGCTCGCTAACTCGTGCCGCTGCCCTAGTCGCATCATCCCCCAGCTCTGACAAGGACTTCGCCACATCCTCAATATCCCGCCCGGTAAATTGAGCGATTGCGCTGGTCGTTTCCGTGAGGCTCTGAAGTTGGCCGGCCCCAACCTTTCCGCTGGCTGCCAATGCAATAGCAGCTCGATTCGCGCTGGCCAATGATCCGGATACCGAAGCAGCCTGCTTAGCAACTTGAGCCAGAGCCGACCCAGTCATGCCTGCTGCGCCATTCCCAGCAAAAATTGCTTTGCTAAAGGCAGCGGCCTTTTTCTCTGCGTCGTAGAAAGCAAAACCAAGCGTGCCGGCAGCTGCAGCCAACCCGTTAACGGGGTTAATCAAGCTCAGCGCATAACCACCAACCGCCCGCAGCGCTGGGCCAAGTCCGCCGAACATATCGCGAACCTGTGCGCCTTGCTGCAGAAGGACCTGCATGGGGGACTGGCCGCCCTGGATGCTGACGACGACATCACTGATCTGCGCGGGAAGCCCCCGCATAGCGGCCTGGGTTTGCCTGGCGGTAAGACCGGTCCGACCCAACTGATCGTTGAACCTGGCAAGGTTCCGGCTGCCGGCATCGAGACTGGTAGATTGCTCCTGGGCTGCAGTAGCGGACTTCTTGGCCTGTTCGGCAATGCGCTGCTGCGACTGGATGATGGCTTGCCCGCGAGCGTTGATCTCCTCCTGGTACTTGGTCCGGTCGATGGTCGAGGCATTCGCCTTCTCGAGGGCTGCGCTACTGCTGGTAGCCGCCTTCGCAAGCCTCTGATGGTAATCACTGGCCTCCAGCGAGGCGCGAACCATGTTGGAGATGCGCGCGGATGCTTGGGCAGAGGTTTCTCCGACCGAGTCGACCGCATTTTCAGCTCGGACGGCGGATCCGACCAGGCGATCCAGATCCTGAGCCGCCTGGTCGGCGCTCTCCGAATGCACGGCGATGCCAAGGCTTGCAATATCCATCGCTTACCCTTCATGAATTTTTGTCAGCGCGACGGCTTCCATCGTCTGGACGGCATCGAACAGTTCGGACCATTGAGCCCGCGGCACCCCGCGCAGCCGTAAGATGTCCTGTAAGACGCCGTAGTCCAGTCCAGTGGGACCGTTCATGCCTGTTCGCCACTGGGTGGACATGTCGCGAAACAGCAGGAAAGCCCGCCAGTTCTCAGGCCAGATGGCCACCTCTTCCACCGGTAGGTCATCAGGCCTGAGCCCCAGCGCAGCAAGGGCTTCCGCATCAGGCTCTGTCTTGTACAGCGCTGCCGCCGCGCTGGTCAGTTTCCCAGGCGGGCCTGGGTGATCTGCTCCATGTACACCCTGACAACCGTCGGGCCGGCGCCGAGGTAGTTCTGCAGCAGTCGCTGTACGTTCTCGTCGTTGAACGCGTCGTCGAGTTCCCAGCCTGCCGCGACGGCCATGATCGCCTCGCGGTCAGACAGTTCGCCCACTCCCTTCAGGAATGCGTCGAGATCATCCTTTGGCATGTGCTTGAAGGTGAACTTCACCTCGACACTCCCGCCGCCATGCAATGGGATTGGTACTGGAGCAATGAAAGTAGGCTTCGGGTCCAGGGAAAACTTGACTTTGCTCATATCCCCTCCTTACGCCGCCAGGTATCGAAGCGGACGACCAGACAGGCCAATGCTGATAGTGCGGGTCATCAACTGATTCCGCTCCATGGTCGGCGAACTGGTGATGCTCACGTAGCCGGGATACAGGATTTGGTCACCACTCGGCAGCTTCAGCCGGATGACGGTCAGTGCTTTCGTTTCCCCAAGATTCTCGACCACATCGACATATGCGGCGGACGGCTGGTCTTCGACCGTAATCTCCAGGGAAAGCGGGTTCCGATTGGTCGGGAGCTGCCGATCATCATCTTCTTCCAGGTAGCCAACGGTCAGATACTGCTGCTCGCCCCCCGAAGAGGAAAATCCGGTGACCTTCGAGATCTGAACCCAGGACTCCACCGGAATCACCGAACCAACACCGGAACCTGGGGTGTAGATATCAGTGTTGGTGGTATCCAGCCCACCCAGTGCGAAAGTATCAGTTGTGACCGCTCCGATGCGGCTGGCTCGGTCAGATATCTTGGCCCAGCCGGAGGTGATCAGAACGGCATCCCCCATCTCCAGGGAATGGCCAGTAGCGCTGGCAATCGGCGGTTTTGCGTTGGTAATTGCCGTGAAAGCAACGGCGGCCCCCAGTGTGGATGCAATTTCCAGCACGGAGCCATTGGGCAGCGGGAAGCGTGCGGCCATGAGTATTTCCTCTTGAAAGCCCGCCAGGCGGCGGATGGTTGTGCCCGATCGGGCTATTGGTCAGCCGCGCCGCGATAGGCAAAGCTGGCTGGAACGATGTAGGAGGCATCATCGAAGATGGCCGGTCCTTGCTCTACTGGTCCGGCAACAATCCCTTCGAAGTCACCGCGCGACAGGCGCGAGTCAACGCGAAACAGTGAAGTGATCTCATCAACAAGCGACTCTGCAATCCCCAGCGACTGGCCCGATGGGCAGACGATGCTGACCTGGTAGACACCCCGAAACTCGAGAGCCTCGCCAGCCAAATGAGGGGTGCTGGTCCCGCTTGGAAGTAGATACCCGCGGAGGTATGTCTCGCCGACCTCGGGAGTGAAACTGGACGCTTGAAACGCCACACGAATAGGCCTCCCTTTTGCCCATGAGTTGAGCTTTTCCTCGATAGCTTGGCGAGCAAGAGAATGGGACATATCGACCCCTGGTCTGGTGGAGCTACACCTGGTTCGCCCTGACGGCGGCCTCCACAATCTGCTGGAATTCGGCGATGGTCACCCGGACCATGCCAGCCGGTGCCTGGCTGGAGTGCCCGTACTCGAGCGGTACCGCATACGGCAGGTTGTTCACCAGGTAGGCGGTATCTCCGAGCTTCAGCGGCTGGACCCCAGCGGTCACTGCAGAAATTGTCTTGCTGCCAGTCGGGTCGACGTCATCAATCTCCCCCTGTGCGGCCGTGCCAATGCTGAACTGCCAGTTGGCCCGAAAGCGCCCGCCAACATACCCGCGCCCGACCACCATCCCGTTGACGTCGAAGTTCTGGTCACGCTCCGCCTTGGTCAGCGGCTTCGCGTGCTTCACGCCTCGACGTAGCTTCCCGTTCCTGGTGAAGTTGCTCGGATTCAGGTTGATCAGGGTGTTGCGAATCGCAACGTTCTCGTCGTAGCGGTCCGCCGCAGCACTCGCTCGCTGGCGGTAGGCGACGTTCGCGGCCCACCGCTCCGGGTCACCGACTGGAGATTTCTCGATCACCTTGACGGACAGGTCCAACATGATCCGCTGGTAGATCGCATCGCCGGCAGCCAAGGCTTGGTCGCGGAACTGCGCCACCGCTGCAGCGAAGCTGCCCTGGCGCCCTGAGTAGCGTTGACGCATGCGAGAGCCACGGGCCATGCGCTACCTCCTCGCCTGCGCGACGAAGCCGATGTCCAGTCCGGCGTAGTTCCAGGCTTTCGCAGTCACCACCTTGAAGGCCTCGCCGTCGAACTCGATACGGTCGCCGTTCCTCGGCGCCGGCATGTCCTGCCCCCCGAGCTGCACTGGTGACATGATGATCTCGACATCACCCTGTTGGATCAGCGAGCCATCGATAACCCGCACATCGTAGTCCTGGCGCATGCCGGAACCATCGAAGCGGCGCTCTATGGTTGGACTTCCACCGGTCGCCGGGTCGTACTCGCCCTGCTCGAACTTGGTCAGGCGTAGCTCAAGCCCCTTACCGCCCTTACTCCGCGGTGCTAGCATGCGTATGGCCATCGCCCGGGAACGGTCGTAGATATCAGCCATCAGCTCATCCTCGACACCCTGACGTTGAACATGCCGCCGCCGACGGTCAGCGCCTCCAGAAGCCGATCCACTGCAACGTAGCGCGGCTGCCCCTGGTTCACCGGATCGGCGTAGACCGTGGTGAGGGGCCCCACCGTCTCGGATTTCACAGCGGAGGCCTGCTGTACCGTATCCAGCGGCCCGTCAAGCGCCAACAGGGCCAGTTCGCACGTTGCGGCCTGCAGTTTCCGGTTCGGCCATGCCAGGCCGGTGCGTGGAAACTCCAACGGCTGGTCCGGGTCGACCTTCGAGCCTCGGAATTGATAGCTACGGTCGATGTAGTCGGTCGCCCTGATCAGTGCCGAGGAGCGGCTGTCATTGGAGGCCGACGCCCAGGCAGCATTGCCGCGCTGAGCGTGATACTCGGTAGCCTGGTCGACGGAGACGTAGCTGTTGGCGCCGTCACCCTCAGTCACCACCGCCATTGGCTTTCTCCTCGGTCGCCTTCAGGAGCTCGCGCAGCGAATCGGGCGTGGCGCCTTCCGGCACCTCGACACCCAGTTCAACGAGACGCGCCAGCACCTGTTCGTCGTTCAACGGCGAGGGCTCCTGGGCCGCCTTCGCCTCGGCGAGCAGTTTCGCCAACGCAGCCTTGCCTGCACGCCCATCAAACGCAACGCCGAGGGTCTTCAGGTCAGCCTTGATTTTGTCGAGGGTCGGCTCGCCGTCCTGGCCGCCCGAAGCCTTCGCAGCACCGCTGGTTTGCAGTTCGATCAGGTCGTAGGCCACCGAGTATGCCCGCGGCACCTCGCCAGCCACCGCATCGGCCTGTTCGAGGAAGTCGCCCTGGCGATAGGCGAGCGGATCCCGAATCGTCAGCCCATTGCGCTGGGCGAACTCCATCTGGTCCGAGGTCGCCGGGCCCGCTACGAACCACAGAATCTTCTTGGTCATTGTCCACCTCATGAAAAGGGGGGGCCTGGCGGCCCCTCTGCGGTTACTTGCTCAGCACCAGAACGCCGGCGGTGTCCTTGACGCTGGTGGCGGTGCGCTCCCAGTTCGCCGCGGTGCCGATCGCGGTATCGTTCGGCGAAGCGCCGCCCGCACCGGTCTTCCAGGTGTAACCGAGCACGCCCAGGTTGTAGCTCCACTCGGCCTGGTAGACCGAACCCAGGTTCTCCTTGCCGGTGGTGCGGTTCAGGACAGCGTCGAAGTCGTTGTTGCCGGTCACCAGCACCGAGCTCTGCACCAGGCCCAGGGAGCGGAACGAAGCTGGGTTGGCCTCGGGGTCGGCGCCCGCCGGCACGATCAGCGAGTCGGCGTCGGTCACCACGAACAGGCGGCCGAACGGGTCGCGCATCACGTTCACGCCGTCGTAGGTGAACAGGTTCTCGGCGTTCGCAAGAGCGTTGTCGTAGAGATCGCTGACCACGCTGGAATGGAACACCCAGGCCGCGATGGCGTTGGCGCGGTCACCGAACTTGAACGCCGCCTTGTTCAGGGTGCGGAAGGTTGCGGTCTCGGTGGCGCTGCCATGGGTCGCGTCGGAGTGACCGCTGATTGCAGCCACCGCGCCGCGGATGGCGGTGTTCAGCATATCCGCGACCCGTGCCTTACCCAGTTGCTCACCGATGGTCAGGGCCGCCAACGCCGGGTTCTGCAACACCCAGTTGTACTGGGCCGCTTCATACTCGATCGGTGGCGTGCCGGCGGCGACCTTCACCGCGGCGTTGAGCAACTGCGTCAGACGAGTCGCAGCCACGTCGCCGTTGCCGTAGACGTTGCGGCGGCGCACCAGATTGGCGATCAGCTTGAAGCTGGCCTTGATGTCGAAGTCGCCCTGCGCCGGCGCGTTCTGCAGGACGATGGTGCCGGCGGATGCCTGGTTGAATTTGTCGATCGCCTGGGCGACGGTTTCGGTCAGAGCCGTGTAGGTCTGCTTGTTGAATACAGCGAGATCGAAAGCCATGTGGCCTCCTTACTTGATCGTTTCGAGGTAGGCGACCTTCTCGGCCTCGGTCTTGCAGTCGGCGAGCGACTTGGCCGTGCTGCCGGAGGGCTTGCCGCCCGGGGGCGTTCCGCCGCCGGAGTGGCCAGAGCCCTTCAGGATCTGGTCGCGGTAGGGGTACTGGTCGACGAGAATCTCCAGCGCTTCATCGAAGTCGGCGGCCTCGCCGGGACGGGCCTTGCTGTACAGCTTGTTGCCGTGGGCGTCGTAGGCCACGACATTGCCGTCCTCGATCTTCAGGTGCTTGCCGAACACGGACTGCACCATGTCGGCCGGAACAGCCAGGCGGTCGGCCACGAACCTCGAGCGGGAGAAGCTGCCGCCGATCTTCTCGGCGTAGAGCTGCTGCTCCAACTGCTCCGCGCGCGTGGTGGCCTCGGTCAGCTTGGTGTCGTAGGCCTTGCCGATTTCAGCCTTCACCTTCTCGATCTCGCCGGCATCCACCAGCTTCTTCGCGTCGAGATTGGCGACGGTTTCCAGGGCTTTGCGCGCTGCGGCCGGGTCCTCGATGCCTTCGAAGTCTTTTGCGATCTTCTCGGCCTTCTCCGCCCGCTCGCGGTGCTGCTTGGCCTCTCCGTTCAAGCGGGTGATGGTGGCTCGGGTACCGATCGCATCGAAAGCGATCTCCTTGCCGTCATCCTCCAAGTAGACCGGCTTGCCATCCTGGACCTCGGCGTATTGCTTGCCATCGACTTCGACAGTCTTCAGTTTCATCTCGTCTTTCTCCGGCCATCCGGCCATTGCGATGGGCCATCCGGCCCGGAAGGCGCCCCGCTCCATCCGAAACGCAGGCATAAAAAAGCCCCGGACATTGCCGGGGCCTACACGAATTAGTGATCAGATCAGTCGGGCGCGTACAGCGACTTGAGTTGCGCCAGGCTCAGCGGGTTGCCCCGCTGGTCCAACAGGTCGCTCAAGGTGATGACGCCTCGGCGCCAGAGGTCGGCGCGGCCGGGCCCCAGCTTCTCGTCCTGGAAGGCCTTTGACTTACCCTTGAGCCATGTCTCGAAGTTCAGACTGGCCGGCACCTGGCCGTCCATCGACGCCCGGGTGCTCTTCACCTCGTCGACGTCGATACCCAGCTCACGCATCGTCTTGAGCCAAGGCAGAGTGGTACTGCGACACCCCCAGTGCCGCGGGCAACCTTGCTTGTACGGCAACGAGTGCCCCACAGGCCTGAACTGCAGATCCCATGTCTTCTGGTCGTAGACCATGCAGATTTCCGTGGTGTGCGAGTCCAAGGTGCTGAGCTGGCGATACCCTTTCACCGGTCCATTCTCGCCAGAATTGGCCTTGTAGACCTCCATCCTGGCGCCATTGGCCACCGCTTGGGCGCTGTTGTGGACCAAGGTCCGAGCCGCGCGCTTGCTGACATCCATGAAGCCCTTCACCGGCGGTTGGTCGCCCCGAGCCCGGCGGCCGACGATCTGGGTGACCATCTGTTCCGTGGTCTCGCCGTTCACGAAGCCATTGCGCACCACACCGGCGAACCGGAACGACACATCCGCAGCCTGCTTGAGCCACCACTGCTTGGTAGGCGCGCCCTCGATGAGCGTTTTCGCAACCACGGCGCTGAGTCGGTTCTTGCCGACGCCGAGCATGATTGGCCGGCTCACCAGACTGTTGACTGAGCTCGACGCGAAGCCTCCTTCGATGACCGCGAGTTGCCGCAGGTTGGCATCATGTGCCGCAGCGATCTCGGTGTACTGCGCCTTGATTGCCTTGGCCGCCTCGTCGAGGATCGCGTTGACCTCCTTTACGTTCTTCAGCGGCAACCGACGGCCCTGCAGCAGCTTCACCAACTCCTCGGCGAGTTCGGTGATCTTCTCCTCGACTTCCTTCGACATACCCGCCGTGGCCCTGATCAGGTCGATACCATGGTCGGTATACAGCTCCGCCAGCAGCACCTCCAAGCGAGTCATATCGCAGGCTCCTGGTTGCGGATCCGCTCCTGCTCCGACTCCCAGTCCAGGTCCTCGGCAAGCATGCCGCGGCGCTGGGCCTCGTTGAACAGGGTCTGGTCTGACAACGAGCCGCCGTCACGCATGCGCTGCAGCACACCCATGGTCTCGGCCGGAGCATAATCCGGGTCGAGATTCGGCTGGAGCTGCACGGTGCCGCCCTCGGCGCGGTTGTTCAGTGCGAGGGAGAAGTACGATAGGAACAGCACCAGGCTGTCCTGCAGGCCCTGGCACATCATCGCCAGTTTGCTGGTCTCCTTAGCCGATTCCTCGCCAGACTGCTTCGCCGTCATGACCTGGGTGGACTTCTCCACCAGCTTCGCACCGGCCTGCCTCATCTCCTCTTGCAGTGAGTCAAGCTGTTCCCGCGCGGTCTTGATGGCGGCGCCGGTGTGCTCGACGTACTTCATGTCGGCTTCCCGAGGCAACTTCACCGCGGAGCGCGCGCCGATGGCCAGTTCGTCGCCGGAGTCGACGCCAGTCATCACCAGGATCGGCACGCAGGCGACATCAACCAGACTGTCCAGGGAGGACTGGAGCCACCAGTGCTTCGCCACCAGGTGGGCGAGTTCGAGCAGCGGCGGCTTTGCCGTGAGGAACCCGGTACGCGCGGTGTAATACGGCACCAAGGGGATGAAGCCGAGCGTGTTCGGGGTGTCCGACACCATCTCCCACCCGTCCTTGCCCTCCTCGAACACACGATGCCGGTGGGGCTCGATCACGCGGATCTGCTCAACGGTTTCGTCGGTGAACTCGTCCACCTCCTCCACCCGGCAAGTCCGGAAGCGGAACTGGGTCAGGCTGTCGACACCAGCAACCTTGCCGGTCTTCCACCCCAGCACCTGGCCAGGCTCGATCAGCACCCCGTAGGGCCTGAAGCCGGCTTGTTGCTCAGCCTGCCGTGTGTTCGGCAGATCCTCTGGTCGTTGCGGTATCTCGACCAGGGCGAACTTCAGGCCATACTCCAGCCCGCCGCGGAACCAGTCTTGGGCGAACACTTGCAGGTCACGTCCCTCCGTATCCACGTCGGTCAGCAGGTCGGCGATCTCCTGCGGCACGTCATCGCCGATCACGACCGGCTTCGCAAACACTCGCCCCACCATGGCGCCGACCGTTTCCTCGAACGCGGGGTGCAGCGTCGCCAGCTTCAGCCGAGCTTCATAGTCCTCCCTCGTCTCGAGTTGCCGCTTGGGCAGATATGCCTCCCCCGCCTCGCGCATGGCCGAGGTGCCGCCCTTGATGCAATCGATCAGCTTCCAGTGCTCGCGCATCTCCTCGACAGCAGCGCAGCACTGGCAAACGGAATCGCTCATGGTCAGAACCTCAGGGTGGTAACAGTTGCGGACTGCTTGACGACAGGCCACTCGACATCGACGCAATAGCCGATAGCAGTGGTGATGTGCTGGTACTTGTTCTTCTGATCTTCCTGGAAGGTCGATCCCTCCTGAAGTTGAACAGTGGCCAAGCCCTTATCGCACCACTTCGCGGTGTGCGGATTGACGAAGAGGCTGATGGTCCCGTCGGCGGTCCTGACCTTGGCCCGAACTGCGTTCTGGCGGTCCTTGATGGCCGGGTGCGACGGTTTCACCTTGCGGGTGAAGGTCCAACCGTGCGCCTTCAGCACGCACTCGATGTCGGTGTAGTCGGAGGCGTGGCCGTGCTTCTCCCCTGCCTGGCCGGCCGGGTCACCGTAGATCAGCACGTGCTTGTTCTGGTGGGCTCTGAACTTATCGACGAACTCCAGGGCGGACTGCTTGGAGACTGCACTGGTGAGGACGATCTCATCCAACAAGTACAGGTCCTGGCCGTTGTTGCGCCGCACACCGATGGCCGAGGATAGCGGTGTGAAGTTCTGGTCATGCATCCACAGCAGCTGCTCGTGCGGTTCGATCCGCGCATCCGTGTGATTGGCCTTGCTGTAGTCCTCGTAGATGCGGCCGCCGGCCGTCTCGAACGAGGCCTCGAACTCCTGCTTGAACTGCTTGGCCGACATCGAGTGCTTCATCGCAGCGATGACATCGAGTGGCAAGATCTCGGCAGACTTCCAGTGGAAGACACGAAAGTTCGGGTCGCCACCGGCCTCGGCCTTCATGCAAAGGTCGTAGTAGTGGTTCAGGCCATCCGGCACCCCGAGCAACCAGCACCAGGCCCGGTAGTCAGGTTCCAAAGGGTTCACGGTGTTAAGAGCCGGAAGGATGTTGGCTTCCCAGGCATCAGGCTTGACGTCCGCGAACTCGTCAATACCGCCGCCCTTCCAGGGAATACCTTCAATACGTTGCGGCTTGTCCAGACCAAGGACATGAATCTCGCTGCCGTTGGGCAGGTAGATAATCAGGTCGGACTCGCTCGGCTTGCGCGGGTGCAGGCATGACAGCGTGAAGGCCTTCAGGTCATCCCAGAATATCTTCTTGGCCTGGGCGTGCGTCGGCGCTGCAGCGAAGTACTGCCCAACAACTACATAAGCCTGCTTCACGAGGAATCGCTTGAACCGTTCTGTTTTTCCGCTACGGCGGCCGGCGGGCACCAGAGGGAATCGAATTCCCTCTCGAACCGCCTCGACCAGGCTCAGCTGTACAGGGTGGTCCTTGAGCTTGTACCAGCGCGCAAGCTGCCGATCGAGCAACAGGTTTCCAGTGCTCATCCCGGCAGCTTCTCAATCAGGCTCTGCAGAAGCTCAGCCGTGTCGGCCTGACCTCCGCGTTTCATTTGGTCCAGTTCGGCGCGCTTCTTCGCGACATCCAGGCGCTTGAGCTCCAAGTCGAGCGCGGCAGACTCGGTGCCGACATGCCGGCTCAGAAGCTCCAGGTTGCGGAGCTTGTCCGGCCACTTGACCTTGCGGAGCACGCCGGCGATGCGGCGGTCGTCACCGCGGCCCTCGAACAACTCGGCGATCTCGATGCCGGACAGGAACTGGCGCCAGGCCCTGGGCCAGTCGCGGATCGACCGGAACGATCCGTCGTCCTCGAGGATGTCGAGCACGTCCATCTCGTCGATCTCGCGCAGGCGGCGGATTACATAGTCGGCTTCGACCTCGGTGCGCTTCGAGCGCTCGGCCATGGCGGCCTGGATGGCCTGGGCGACCTCCGGCCGCTGAAGCAGTTGATAGCCGATCTCCGTCGCCCGCCGGGTGCTGTAGCCGGCCCGAATCGCGGCCTGCGTCGCGTTGAGGTCTATCAGGTACTCGTCGACGAACAGGCGCTGTTTCTTGGTCAGCGCCATGGATCACCTCAACTGAGCCTCAGGATGGGCGCGATGTTGCCCTTGTTGCGGTAGACCAGCACCAGCAGCACAACCAGGACCGCCAGCAGGTAGGGCGATATTGGCGTCACGTGGCGCGCCATCAGCACGGCCAAGCTGATCGACAGCGCCTGCATGCCGGTCCCAGCGGCGAGGATGTACGCGCAGAGCGAGACGCCGAACCGGTACGTTGCACCGTGGCGCTGGTACGTGAAGATGCGGCAACTGATAGCGCCGCAGACGGCCGCAGCCGCCAGGGTCACCAGGTCAACCATCTTTCCGGCCTCCGATCATGCCGACGATGCGCTGCAGAACGATCTGGAGCCATGCCGGCGCGCGGCCACCGATCATCCAGTCGAGCACGCCGATCAGGATGGTGACGATCAGCGCGGCGGTGACCAGCGCGGGAAGTCCGGAGAACTGAGTCGCGCCCCGCCCGACAGCCTCGGTGGCTGCGTAGTAGCCGCCCACCCAGGACGCCAGCAGGTAACCGACACGCCTTGCGATGGTCAGGTCGTGAGCCCAGAGCACGAACAGCAGCGCGCCGGCGAAGCCGCCGATCACAGCATTGACGTCGACTCCGGGGATGATCGCGGTGGCAGTGAGCCCGACGGCGCCGGCTGCTGCTACCGCACCACTTGGCTCGGCCATACCTATTACTCCTGAGGTGAATCAGCCTAGACGCGAACCTAAGCGCTAGAATGCCTACTCCAGCGGACAACGACAGGAGTGGATATGAACAACGAAGTCGCGAACAGCCAGTCGATAATCCTCAACGCGCTGATCGCCGCGCTGCGGAACTCAGGCAACTTGGATGTTGAGACCTTCAAAAAGAAGATCCAAGAGCAAACCGCCCCGGGGACAAATAGTGGCTTCCACCAAGGCACGATCGACGTGGCCATACACATTGCAGAGGGTGGAAAGTAAAACGTGCTGCTGGTAGCACTGCGTTCCCGGGGCGAAACGAAAAAACCCGGCGCTAAGGCCGGGTTTTCGGGGGAATCTGTTGATTGGGTGCAACTGTGCACAATGGCAAAACGATACCCAAATGCTCTTCAAATCGTCAAGCGACCCGTTTCAGGCGCTCCCGCTGGGCCCAGTAGGCCGCCACGCGGTCGTGGTAGCGCTGATGGACACTGGGGCACTCCAGGATGTCCTCGCCCCACTCCTCCCGGTATGCCTCCCCGTACCGCTTCATCCTCGCCGCCCACCGCGCCAACTGCTGGTCCGACATCCCGCGCAGGCGTTCGGCCAAGCGCTGCTGGTGATGGTCCCGGCGCTCGGCGTAGGCCTCTGCGCGCTGCACCGCCACCGTATCGCGGTCAACCTGATGCCAGCGCCAGCCCGACCCCTTCCGCAGGCCGCTCTGCTTCGCCACCACCTCGGCGACCGGCCTCAGCGCCTGGGCGTCCAGCTTGTCGACGTGGCGCGCCAGCCGCTCCCAGGTGCTGGCATAGTCCCGCGCCCAGTTGCAGGGGTCGACGCGGCAGCCCAGGCGCTCCTCGATGAACAGGCAGACATCGCCCGGGCGCAGCGTGTCGCGGCCATTCACTGCCCGCTTGTGCGAGTTGATCGCCGCCAGCGCCATCCAGTAAGCCCGCTCGCCCTGGCGCTGGGTCAGTTGGCCGAGCCCTGAGCCGATCCAGACCAGGCCGTGGGCGATCGCCACATCGTCACCGTTGGCCAGCGGCGAGTACAGCGCGTGGCCGAAGTGCTGCAGCGGCTTCGGCAGCGAGCGGATGGCAGCCTGCACCAGGCCGGCGGCCAGCATGTGGGCGCTACGCCCATTGGTGTCCTTGCGGTCGGGGTGCGTCTCGTTGGCTACCCGACCCTTCTTGCCCAGCGCGGCCTTGTCGGCCGCCACCGCCAGCACTGAACTCCGACTCTCGTAGAAGGCGTCATGCCACGCCTGGCGCGCGCTGATCAGTCTCATTTCGACTCTCCCCTGTAGTTTCCTGTAGTCACTGCTCGCCCTCGAGGAGAGGGACGACTTTCACTCGCACGCCTGGCGTTTCGCCGTAGCGCTTCCCCACCACCGCCTTCACGACCTGGACGTCGTCCTTCCAGACAACGCCGTTCAGGCCGTCGTAGATCGCTTTGATCACGTTGTCCATGTCGGGCTTCTTGGTGGGGTACAGGCCGCCGGCCAGCGCCAGCGACTTCCGCTTTTTCGACATCGATTGAGGGATGCTCAGCGCGATGTCGAGCTCGACCAGCACTGGGCCCTCGAACAGCGCGCGACCTGCCATGGCCTGATGTCCGCTGTGCGCAATCAACCCCTCGTAGTTCGCCGTCTTCGCCGGAGTGAACATCCTGGCGTGGGCGCTGACGCGACCGATGCGCGGCCTCCCCTTCCCCACCGGCTCGCCGGGTACGGTGAACATCACCGGGCGGAGGTCATGCATCACGGCGCACCTCCGGCGCTTTCCGGCGCATCTTGGCCAGCAGCAGTTCCCGCGCCTGTGCGCCACTGAGCCCATCCAGGCCCTGGGCTTGCATCCGCCGGCGGAGCTGCTGTTCGGCTTCATCCTCGGCCAGGTCCAGCAGGCTCTTCCCGGTGTCATGCTCAATCGCGTGGATGACGGGCTGGCTCAGCGGGATGTTGTTTGCCCACCGCCGGACCATCTCTGCGTAGTGGAACCCGAAGCGCTTGCGGAGGCGATCGTCGTTCACCTCGCCGGTGCGCAGATCGAAAACGCCGGTGGCCTCGGCGGCGGCCTTGACCACCTGGTGGCGGTAGCGGCACGCCAGAGCCTGGTTGAACGCGGTGTCGTGGTCCGGCAGACCGAGCGACTCCGGCTGGACGCTCAAGCAGAGTTCCCGGAATGTCGGCGCCGCCGGCGGCCAGTCGAACCGGCTGCCCATGAACGTCAGCATGTTGAGCCCGTGGGCCAATTGCTGGCCGGTCAGCCCCTGGAGCACCGTAGCCCAGGCGCCGTCAGGATTCGGGTTGTCGCCAAAACTCGACGTCCAGCGGTGCCCGTACATCTCGGTCATCTTCACCCAGAGGCGTTCCAGCAGCCTGTCGGGCAGCCTCGTTGGCGGCGACGATTGCGTTGACGCGGTCGACGGCTGAGCGAGGGCCTTGTCGATGTGAGAGGCCGCGCTTTGCGGCACGATGGCCGGCTTGGCCTTCGGCGTTTCCTGCTTGGTTTCCATAGCTGCTCCTGTTCTGGTCGAAGCGCTGGTTGCGGCGGATTTTCTGTGCCAGTTCGTGCTCCCACTGGCCTTGGGACTGGTATTTCTCGGGGCGGTTGATCCAGTAGCTGCGGAATTCGAGAAGCTCGTCGTCGCGCAGCTGGTAGGTCCCAATTCCGTTGCGGACCAGCGTTGCCGCCCACCCCTTCGCACTTGGCACCCAGGCCTCGTGCATCGGGAATCGGTCAGCACCAGATACCGGCTCTGCCTCGCGCGCGTTACGTGACGGAGGAGGTATCGGAGGAAGACCGGATGTAGGCCCCACCTCTGGCCCCACCTCGGGAGAACCTCCGGCCCCACCTCTGGCCCCACCTGCTCCAACCTCTTCGCTGTAGCCCAGTAGTTCCGGGGTTTCTGGCTCTAAATACTTGGCCCCATCTATGGCCCCAGGTCTGGCCCCACCTTGGTCAAACCTCTGGCCCCACCTCTCCGAGACGGATTGATCCCGTGAGGCCTTCGGCATGTGGAAAACGAAAGGACCGATGCTGGGCATAGGCTCGACCATGCCGCGGCGCACCAGCGCATCGATGGTGTAGCGGGCCTCCTTGCGGGTCGCCTTGTGCGCAGGACGCCCAGGTGAGGCCGGGATGCTCAAAACCTCGATCAGCATCTGCTCGCTCAGGCGGCGGGTTTCGCCAGCGATGCCGGTCCTGTAGTCCATGAACATCCGGATCGCGCAGTACACCTTCAGCAGCTGATGCGGCTCGTCGAAGAGCGCATCCCACTCCTCGTCGTTGATCTGGAAGGACGGCACGGCTACCCCTGAACAAGGCGCGGCCGGCGCATCTGGTCGATCATCCGCAGCGCCTCATCGGTCGCCGCCCTGGATTCGGAGAGCTCCCGGTGGGCCTCCTGCAATTCCTGGTCATCAGCGCCGTCGACGAGGTTGGCCACGGCCTGCTGCGCCTCACCGTTCTCCTTGATGAGTGTCCGGAGCATACAGAGCACCTCCGGCCGCTGGCCGGCATCGCCGCCGATCAAGCGCACCGACACGCCCAGCGGCGTCAGGATGTCGCCCAGGGCCTGGACCTTCAGGTCAGTCGGCAGCGCGGCGAGGATGCTGGGTACGAAGTTCGCCGGCACCAGGTTGGTGTCCTTGGTTCCGTCGTCGAGCCAGCGGAACACGCGGTCGGCGTTGACCTTCATCCGCTCGGTTGCATCGCGCGTTGGCGGATCGAAGACGATGCCGGTGACCAGCGCTCCCTGGATGCGCTCGTGCGCCTCCACGATGTGCTGGACGACGGTCTCGCGGCTCCACCCCTCTCGGCGGCGCCATTGGTTCACCACGCCGAGCAGCGTGGAAATCAGGGTGTGCGATTCGCTTCGCATGACGTGGCGGCTCCTGGCCAGTAAGGTGCGTTCAGGCAGCCGCACCCCATGGGAACGACGGGCACAGTTCGCTTCGGAGGACCCGACCAGCGGTGAGCGCCTCGATCTCAACTGCACGTTTCGCGGGGATTGGTCGAACGCCTGAACACCATTGACTTACGGTGGGCGCTCTCACATTGAGCTTTCGCGCCAACTCGGCCCTACTGCCCAACAGCTCGGCGGCCTGGCGCACTGCTTCTGCTGGAGTCATGTCTCTTCTCCGGGGAATGTTGGAGAACAGGGTAAGGCATTAGCTAATCTCAGGCAAGCCATTGCCTAACCACACCACAACTGACGTTAAATTAGGCAATGCTTACCGGACCCCAACTCGGCGCCGCTATTGAGGCCGCCAGACTCGCCAAAAACATGTCGAAAAAGGCTCTCGCAGAGCAGTTCGGCGTGAAGCCCCCTTCTGTCCAGGGATGGATCAACACCGGCAGGATCGATAAAGCGAAGCTGATCGAATTGATATCGTTCTTCTCAGGCGTCGTTGGCGCAGAACACTGGGGGTTGAGCGAAAAGGAGGCGGAGCTTATTGCGCCAGGTAGTTCGCCTCAGCGCCCTGGCTCATCGGCCGCGGAAAAGGTGATGGAGATGCTCCAGCGCCACGGTAAAGGGCTGAGCGGCGAAGCTAAGGAGAAAATCGCGCAGGCAGTAGCCGAGTCTCTCGATGGCGATCAATCGACGACATCGAACGTGATTCACGCTGACTTCAACCGCACCACTCTGGTGAAAGGAAATACGATTTCGATCGCCCAGTACGACGTGCGCGCTGCCATGGGTGGCGGCCAGGTACCGGCCGAGTACCGCGAGTTCGTCAGGAATCTGGTGGTCGACAAGGTCCAACTGGATGACCTTGGTCTGAAGTACACCGATCCGGCCAACCTCAAGATCATCACCGGGTGGGGCCAGAGCATGCTGGGCACCATCGAGGACAAGTCCCCGATCCTCGTCGACGTGGGCATCACCGACTTCGTCGAGGAAGGCGTCTACGTCTTCACCTGGCTGCAGCACCTGTTCGTGAAGCGGGTGCAGATCCACGATGCCGAGCACTACCTCCTGGTGTCGGACAACAAGTCCTTCGAGCCGCAAAAGGCTCGAATGGAAGACGTCCATTTCCAGGCCAAGGTGCTGGGGGCCTGGAATTTCAGAAAGCTTTGACAGGCAAGGTAATCTGGCGGTGTGTTGATCTCTTACGCATGCTGCGGGAGTACCGGAAGATCATGGGGCAGTGACCTCTGGCCTGGGAAGATCGCAGTCCGGCACAGGCCGCGCCTCGACTCCAGCGCGGCCTTTTCGTTTACTCCCCCTACAGTCGTGACAGCATGATCTAGGCCTCAACCTGCAGGCCGAGGAGGCCATCATGACTCGCAATCACATTCGCACCACCGTCGCCCGAGCAAATCTCCTGCTTGATGCGATGCCGCGTACTCATCCTCTCCATTCATGCGACGACATTGCCAAGACGCGCCGATTGATGACTATCAAGAAACGACTTGGCCGCATCGTTGTAGCCGGGCTCTATGTAGATGATTTGGTCTCGTCAGCGCACAGCGCTCTCAGTCGTACCCACGACCGATAGCGATTCGGAGCCCGCTACGCGCGGGCTCTCCTTCCGCTAGATCCTCTCCTCATGTAGACGCTGAACCACCATGTCCGGCTCCTGCACCAACTCGATCCCATCGACCACTTCAACGCCCTCCTCGTCTCCCGCCTCCCAGGTGAGCGTAACCACTCCATCCTCCCCCAGCGACATCTCGAGTCCATCGGTTTCGGCCAACTCCTCCAGCACCTGCTGCCAGGCCTCTTCCGGATCCCCCTGCGCCTTCCAGATTGACGCCCTGCGCTCCGCCTGAGCCCGCGGGCTACTGATCATCGCTGATACCCGTAGGCGCACCTTCTCTACTGGCGAGACCTGCCCTTTCCCTTGGTTGTTCTTCTGCACAGCCATCCTCCAAATACTGTTTATTCATACAGTATTTTCTGTTTAAAAAATCTGCAAGCCCACCTCGCTTAACCATAAATAGTTAGTGCGCAAACTTAAAAATTAGGCATTGGCTATTTACAAAAATTAGGCATTGGCTTATTTTCCCCTCAACGCCAGCGCACACCGCTGGCCAGGCCGCCGAGCCGACCGCTCTTTCACAACCCGCGCCATGAACAGCTAGCCGCAAAGCGGCGAGGCAGCCCCGGCCGTCACCCGTGGGGCGACAGAAAGTCGGGTGAGCAACATCAACAGCAGAACGCATCGCCTCTGCGGCGACCGGCGATCAGACAGGCGAACGAGGAAAGCCTGCCAACGCGATGGCGACCCCGCGGCAAGGGGCGACCGGAGACGGCTGATCGAGGGCGAAATGCCCGAACCGTGTGAACGACCCGCACGCGATGCGCAGCGCCGCCCAGCGCTAACCGGGCAACAGCAACACCGATTTCCTCGATGCCCTTCTCGCGAGGGGCATCAGGGAAACCAACCTGAGGAATGCCAATGAAGCAGTTCGCGAAGCTGTTCGAGTTCGAAGACCTGGGCCAAGTGCTCGTGATGCTTGATCGCGGGGATGACGGCCCGGAGGTGCGCCTCTACTTCAAGCCCGACGGGCTTGGCGTCTGTTCAGTGGCGTGCAGCAACTTCCCCGGCGATGAAGACGAGCAGTGGGACTACGCCGAAAAGGGGTTCGCCACGGTGGACTCCGAAGGGGTTCACGACCTGGTCACCGAGGCAATGAAAGTCGTCCCGGATCGCCTGGGCTGACGCTCCAGGCGGCAGAAACGCCAACTACCACCCGAACGGAGTCACACCATGCTGATCTTGACCCGCCGCCCCGGCGAAACCCTGCATATCGGCGACAACATCACCGTCACGGTCCTCGGCAGCCAAGGCGACCAGGTGCGCCTCGGCATCACCGCCCCGGACGACGTCGCCATCCACCGCTCCGAGATCTACCAGCAGATCGGCAACGTCCGACCGGTGCCGCCGGCGGAACTGGTCGAGGCCTGGAACCGAGAGCACCCAGCGCCAGCGCTGATCGAGTACCGCCCGTACCGAGGGGCCGAACCGCAGCGCACCCGCACCGTCGGCCGAGCCAGCGTGTCGCTTGGCGGGGCGGCGGTTATCTGGATCGAAGGCCAGTCGGCGCCGGTGGCGTTGCGGGCCTGCACCGCGATCTCCTGACTTCGGCGCCTGGCCCATTGCCGGGCGTTTAACCCACGGCGAGCGCCCGCCGGTCCAACGGCGCGCACAACGGAGGATCTCGACATGTAGCCCAGCCCCAACGGCAGATCGCCAACATGCGGTCGAGCCTGTACCCAACCGCTTTCACATAGGGCGGTGCATGTAAGTGGAGACAGGGCGCTTGGCGGCGCCCTTCTCTTTCCTGCTCCTGGCACGGCCAGGGCGTAGCGGGGAGTGATTTGAGGCGTGGAAGCTGGGAGCCGAAAGCCCCCTGGAGGCACGCGGGAAGCGCGGGAACAAGCGCGCACGTGGGCGGCCATGGCCGATGAAGTTCCGGGCATCAGCACAGTCACCGCAGCAGCGGCAAACACCCGAGAAGCGCACTGATGCCAGAGCCGGAGTCGCGACCGGCCAGATCACTCCCCGCTGCGCATGCAGCGTTCCCCCCCTTGCCCGGCTCCGGCCGGGCTTTTTTCAACCTCCATTCGAGAGCACCCACCACGGCGCCCCACCGGGCACGACTGCCGTGTGCCTGGGTGCTGCCGAATGCAGGTGAACCACGGAGCACACGCAATGATCGACCCACGAGCGAACAGCCCGGAGAAACTGGTGCCGCCGGCACCGCTGCCGCACGTAAGCCGCGGCGCGCTGAAGCGCATCAAGCATCCTCAGCCAATCCCCATCGGCTGCCCGCACTGCGGCGGCCTGGTCCGCCTGGTCAGCAACCGGGTGATCTACGGCCGAGAGTACGGCGACTGGCCGTATGCCTACGCCTGCACTGGCACGGGCTGCGGCGCTTACGTGGGCCTGCATCCCGACACCGACGTCCCATTGGGAACGCTGGCCGACAAGCCCCTGCGCGACGCTCGCAACCGCTGCAAGCGGCCATTTGAACGCATCTGGCGCGACAAGCTGATGACCCGCAGTCAGGCCTACGCCTGGCTCGCCGCCGAACTCCAGATCATGCCGCCCGAATGCCACTTCGGACTCTTCGACGTTGACCGGTGCGAGCGGGCCAAACGCATCTGCGACCAGTACCTGGAAGCGATCTACACCAGTTCAGCGAGGTGGGGATGATGTGGACATACCGCGAGCGCCGCAACCGCGCGGCTTTCAGCAACGCGCAACTCGCTTACGACCGTGCCGTCGACCCTCTCTGGGACCAGCCGGAGCCGGAAACGGAGCCCGAGGACGAGCAGGAGGACGACGATGGCATGGGCGAATGAGCGCGCCGAGGGCGTGATCGAGGAAGCGATCGTCGCTATGCGTCGGTCGGTGATCCCGCGCCACGACCAGTTGGTATGGCGCGGCCAGATCGAGATGGCCTACACGCTGGACGCCATAGGCACCCGGCAATACGACGACATGCGCCGCCGGCTCGACGCCGCAGCGGATGCGAGACAGCAGGAACTGAGGAGCATCGACCTATGACCACCCGCCCCGTTCGCTCGATCATCGACGACCAGCTCGACGACCTGGTGATGCCGGCCGGCGCCGACATCGCCGCGGTGCTCGGCCTGCCCCGCGAGACCCTGGTGGTGAATCTCCCGCGTCGCATGGCACTGACCATCAAGAAAGGCCGGAAGTGCCTGGGGATGCGTCGTGATTGAGCCGCAACTCTCGACGGTTTTCTTCGCTCCTACGGCGCGGCGCCGCTTCTTGACGCGCCGGGCGGCAATCAATGCCGAGGCCAGGGCGATCATCAACAAGCACTTCCCGATTGAGCGCGGCTGCTCCTGCGGCTGCGGCGATCCGGGCTGGCGGCTTGAGGAGGCCAACCCAGAGCGCTTCGCGCGCTACTACCGGCTGCTCACCGCCGTGCTGAAGAAGGTGAAGTCATGAACGCGAAGCGTAAAGCCACCCTCCTCGGCGCCCTGCTCGCCTGCGCCTTCTACCTCTTTCTGATCCTCGGCCCCGCCACCGCCGGCCACATTACCGGCGAGCAACCAGCCGCAGCTCAGGCAATTAGGGCTTTCTAGCCTTCTCGGCTTCCAGGACCTTACGGGAAAGATCGAGGATCGTGTTCGTCGCGCTTTGATAGGAGAAATAGAGTCCCTTCTTTTGCGGCTCATAGATGTAGCTATCACGGGCCGTCAGAGCCTTGTGTATTTCGTTCACACCGAGCGCTGTAGCCAGATTGATCATGATCTCTTCAAGGCTTTCTCGCTGGCTTAGGCCGGTGTTCTTCGTAGTTCCGACATAGAAGCCGTTCTGCGGTTTTGGAGCCTGAATAATCTTCGCTTTTGCCATTTCTGAACTCCCTCTCAAAAACACCGAATTTATCAGCAGCTGCGCCTGGCGCGGCAAGGATTTCCTATGTCTGCAGCTCTCGCATCGGTCGGCGCGCTCGACCGCACCAAGTACCTTGGCGGCAGCGATGTCGCCGGCATCCTCGGCATCAGCCCCTGGCGCACTCCGTTGGACGTGTACCTGGATAAGGTCCAGCCGCGCACCGGTCCCGTCGACCCGGCGAAGCAGAAGATTTTCACCCGTGGCCAGCGGATGGAGCCCTACGTCATCGACCTGCTGGCCGAAGAGACCGGCCTGAAGATCATCGGTCGCGGAAACCGCTACCGCGACCAGCAGCACGATTTCATGGCTGCCGAGATCGACGCCGAGGCCGCCAGCGGCGAAAACATCGAGATCAAGACGGTCAGCCCGTTCAAGGCAAAGGACTGGGGTGAGGTTCAGACCGATGCCATTCCAGTCCACTACACCGCCCAGGCCATGCACGGCCTGATGGTCACCGGCCGCCAGGTCTGCATCTTCGGCGTACTGATCGGCGGCGACGACTTCCGCGTGTACCGCGTCGAGCGGGACGACGAAACCATCGCGGCGATTCGCGAGAAGGAGGTCGAGTTCTGGGGACGCATCCAGCGCCTGGATCCGCCCGAAGCAACCGCTGTCAGCGACATGCTCCGGCTGTTCGAACGTGACGCCGGAACCAGCATCGAGGCCGATGGCAAGGTCGTGGAGGTGTTCAACCGCTTGCGCGAACTGAAAGCCAAGGCCAAGGGCCTGGAGTACGAGATCGAGTCCGCAGAGGAGCGCATCAAGCTCTTCATGCAGGACCACGCCCAACTCACGGTCAACGGCAAGTCGGTACTGACGTGGAAGTCCCAGACCACCAACCGCTTCGACCAATCCGCCTTCAAGGAAGCTCACCCCGCGCTGTTCGAGCAGTTCAAGAAGACCAGCGAATCCCGCGTTTTCCGCCTCAAGTAACCGGAGCCCAGCATGTCCGCAACCGCCCTGAAAGCCGCCGCGACCGGCAATGTCGCCAACAACGGTCAGCCGAAAACGCTGGCCCACCTGATGACTGACCCGAAGATCAAAGCCCAGATGGCCCTGGCGCTTCCGAAGCACATGACCGCCGACCGACTCGCGCGCATCGCGCTGACCGAGATCCGCAAAGTACCGGCCCTGGCGAAATGCAATCAGGAGAGTTTCCTCGGCGCCGTGATGCAATGCGCGCAGCTCGGCCTGGAACCGGGTAACGCTCTCGGCCATGCCTACCTGCTGCCGTTCGGCAACGGCAAGGCGAAAGATGGCCTGTCGAACGTCCAGTTGATCATCGGCTACCGCGGGATGATTGACCTTGCCCGGCGCTCCGGCCAGATCGTTTCGCTCACCGCGCGCACCGTGCACCAGAACGACCAGTTCAGCTATCGCTACGGCCTCGACGAGGACGTCCAGCACGTTCCGGGAGAAGGTGAACGCGGCGTCATGACCCACGTCTACGCGGTCGCCAAGCTGAAGGACGGCGGCGTGCAATTCGAGGTCATGAGCAAGGCCGACGTCGACAAAGTACGCGCCACCAGCAAGGCATCCGGAAACGGGCCTTGGGTCACCCACTACGAAGAGATGGCCAAGAAGACCGTCATCCGCCGGCTGTTCAAGTACCTGCCGGTCAGCATCGAGTTGCAGACCGCAGTCACCCTGGACGAACGCGCCGACGCCGGATTGGACCAGGACAACGCGTCCATCCTCACCGGCGAATACAGCGTTGTTGACGACCAGGTCCCGGACGGCGTGAACACCGAGACGGGCGAAATCACCGAACCCGCCCCGGGCCAGCAGTCGGACACCGGCGACACCGGCACCGACGAGCTCAATCTCGAGTAACCGGCCATGCCCAGCCGAACCGTCGAAGAGCAGTTCGACCGTGTCGAGGAGTTCAACAGCCTCCTCGGCGCGGCGGAGCTGAATGCCGCCACCACCTGGGAAGAAGAGTTCACCGCCGACCTGCGCGCCAACTTCCAGCGCTACGGCCCGCGGATGTTCCTCAGCGAGTCCCAGCACACCACCCTCGAACGCATCGCCAACCAGTAGGAACAGCAGCCAATGACAGCCCAAACCGCCGCAACCATCGCCCAAGACCTCGTAGAAGAGTTCGACGAGGAACAGCCCGCCACCGTAGTTTCCCTCGCTGCCGAAACGCTCGGCCGCGACCTGCTCCAGGCCCTGCTGCAGGAGGTCCGCGTCCTGCCGGATGTCTGGCCGAAGCTGACCGAAAAGAAACAAGCCGACGTCATCGACCGCCTGCGCAGCACCGTAGAGCGCACCGTGAAGTATGCGGTCAAGCTGATTTCCGCCGGCGAGCGCCCGGCCATCGGCGGCATCCTGGAGTCGGTGGCGATCAAAGAAGGCATCAAGGCGACCTTCAAGGTCAGCCAGTTCGACCCGCTGCGTCACGACCTAATCGACCGTGCCGGCAAGGTCTGCATGCTGGTGGTGGCCGACGCTGAGGAGTACCTGCAGGGCATGGACACCGTCGTACCCGATCCCGACCAGAGCGCCCTGGCCCTGGACGAAAGCGACGATGGCGACGACGCCGGCGGCACTGGCGCGCAGGACCCGCTCTACATTGAAGCGGTCAGCCATGTCATCGACACGCGCCGGGTCAGCATCAGCGGGCTCCAGCGCTACCTGAAAATCGGCTACAACCGCGCCGCGCGCATCGTCGAGGAAATGGAAGCCGCCGGCGTTGTATCGGCACCGAACTCCAACGGCGAGCGCGAGGTGATCCTGCAATCGCCGCCGGAACCGGAAAAAGACCCGCTGAGCAGCGCCGCCGAGCCCGGCGCCACAACCTACGGCGGCCACACCATCGACGACATCACCGTCCTGGTGCTGCGCAAAGACGAGATCACCCCGGGCTGGCTGCAGTCGCGCTTCGCGCTGAGCACCGACGAGTCCTTGGCTGTCGCCCTGAAGCTGCTCGACGACGGTGTGATCACGCTCGCCACCGAAGGCGAATCGCCCGACCTCAACACCTACCGCGTCGCCGTTGCCACCAAGGCCCCGGCCGAAGAGCCCATCACCCTGGAGTGAGCCATGCGCATCACGAAACTCGAAATCACCAACTTCCAAGGACTGCGTCATGCGGCCCTTGATGTTTCTGCGCCGGTGCTCCTGGTGGCCGGCCACAACGGCGCCGGCAAGAGTTCGCTGCTCGACGCCATCAGCCACGCCTTCACCGGTAAGCCCGGCCGCGTTGCGCAGAAGCAGCATATCGGCCAACTGATCACCGAGGGCGCCAAGAAAGGGGAGGCCCGCGTCGAGTGGCTGGACGATGCCGGCGAGGTGCAGGCCTGCGGGGTCGCGCTGCCCAGCGGCAAAGGCTCCCCGCTCGCCGACTCGCCGTTCCTGCCGTTCGTGCTCGACGCCAGCCGCTTCGCCGCTCTGGACGCCAAAGATCGCCGCCGGGTTCTGTTCGACCTAACCGGCGCCAGCGCCAGCCCGGCCGAGGTCGGCAAGAGGCTGGAAGCCAAAGGCCTGGATCCGGCGCTGTTCGAGAAGGTGAAGCCCCTGCTCCGCTCCGGGTTCCCGGCCGCCGTCGAGCAGGCCCGGGCCTACGCCAGCGAGGCGCGCGGCGCCTGGAAGGCAATCACCGGCGAGAACTACGGCAGCGAGAAGGCCATTGACTGGGCGCCGGAACTGGTGGCCACCAAGGTGACCAACGACCAGGTCGAGGAAGCCCGTAACGCCCTGCAGGCGCTCGAGGACGATCTGGCTGAAGCCCAGCAGACCTTGGGCGCCAGCAAGCAGGCCCGCCAGGCCGCCGACGGCCGCGCCCAGCGCATCGCCAATCTGCGCGAGCTGGTAGACCTGGAGCCGCGCCGCCGCAACAAGCTGAGCACGGACGAGCAGAACCAGGACGAATGGTCCGAGAAAGTCATGGCCGCCGAGCTGGCACCGGCCGGCAGCGTGCCCCACCAGCCGCTGACCTGCCCCCACTGCCAGGGCGCGGTCGACCTGCAGGCCGGTACCCTGGTGGTGCATCAGCCGCCGGAGCAGATCGCCGACGCGGAAGCCGCCCGCCGGCTGCCGGAATACCGCGAGTATCTGGCCAGTGCTCAGCGCGCCGTGGCGAACAGCCAGCGGGACCTGGACGAGTGCCTGGCCGCCGCCGAGCAGATCAAGGCCCTGGAAACCGAGTCCGCCGACGCGCCCAGCGCCGAAGCGATCGCCAACGGCGAGCAGGCTATCAACGAGCTGCGGCAGGCCCGCGACGCGAGCCGCGCGAAGCTGGTGGCCCTTCAGGAAGCCATGGAAGCGGCTGCCCAGCGTGAGTCCTCGATCGCGAAAGCGCAGGCCGCGCACCGGGATGTGGTGGCGTGGACCGGCATGGCCGACGCGCTGTCGCCGACCGGAATCCCGGCTGAGATCCTGGCCGACGCGATCGGACCGGTGAACGAGCTGCTGCAGCGCCTATCCGGCACAGCCGGCTGGTCGCCCGTGCAGATCAGCGCCGACATCGACGTCACGTTCGGCGGACGGCTGTACGGCCTGCTGTCCGAGTCCGAACGCTGGCGGTGCGACGCGACGCTGGCCCTGGCCATCGCGACGATCTCCGGCCTGCGCCTGGCGTTGCTGGATCGCCTCGACGTGTTGGACCTGCCGAGTCGTAGTCAGGCCCTGACACTGCTGCGTGCCGTGACCATGGACAAGGAAATCGACTCAGTGATCGTCGCCGGCACGCTCAAGGAACCGATGGCGAAGACGCCGGCCTGGCTACAGGCGGTCTGGATCGACGCCGGGCAACTCGCCGACCAGCAGCAACAGGCTGCGGCCTGACCCTCGATACAGCGCCCCGCCCGGGGCGCTTTCTCTTCCAGCACGCACCGGACGCCGCCCTGTGGGCGATTCAACCATGCCTCGTGGGCCGCCCTGTCAGGCAGGGCGGCGTCCAGTGCCTGTTTCCCATCTTCCACGACACCAAGGAGCCCATCGCATGACCACGAAGGCAGTATTCGCGCCGGACGATGAGGTCAGCTTTCTCTACCGGGAGAAGCACCGCTGCCGCGGGATCGTGCTGAGCAGCCACGCCCAAGGCTACGCGATCCTCAAATGCACCAGCGGGTACGCGGAGGGCAGAACGCTGGCCGTCAATTTCCCCGCCCTGAAAAGGATCGACCCCGAGCCCGCCTCCGCAAATCTGGCCGGCCCGCGCCAAAGCGATATCTTCGCCGCCGGCGCCCAGCGCCTGCAGATGACCGAGAGCATTGAACTGACAATCCAATCCCTACAGGCCTATGGCGCCGATCATGAGCATTGGGCCATTGCCTGGTCGGGCGGTAAGGACAGCAGCGCCACTGTCACTCTGGTGCTCTATCTGATCGACGCCGGGAAAGTGAAAGCGCCGAAAACCTTGACCGTGTTCTATGCCGATACCCGTCTGGAATTGCTGCCGCTGGCGAACTCTGCGCGTCACCTCATGGACGAGCTGGAAGAGCGTGGCATCCACGTCGAAGTGGTCATGGCCCCGCTCGACAAGCGCTTCATGGTCTACATCCTCGGTAGGGGCGTGCCACCGCCGAACAACAACACGCTTCGCTGGTGCACCCGGCAAATCAAGGTCGACCCGATGGTCACCGCCCTCGAGCAACGCCTGGCCGCGCTCGACGGCAACGTGTTGATGATCACTGGCGTACGCCAGGGCGAGAGCGCAATACGCGACAAACGCATCGAGATGTCATGCGGTAAGGATGGAGCAGAGTGCGGCCAGGGCTGGTATCAAAAGGTTCTACCCGAGGCAAAGGGCATCAAGGGACGCATCGCCACGCTCGCACCGCTTCTGCACTGGCGGGTCTGTCATGTCTGGGAATGGCTGAAGCACTGGGCCCCCCTGCCCGAATTCGGCGACTGGTCTACCACCATGATCGCCGACGCCTACGGCGGCGACGAGGCCGAGGAAATCAACGCGCGCACCGGTTGCACCAGTTGCCCGCTGACTGATGAAGACAAGGCGCTCGACACGATCCTGCTGGTTCCGTACTGGCAGTACCTGGCGCCGCTCAAGCGCATCAAGCCGCTGTGGCGCGAGTTGCGCGAACCCCAGCATCGTCTACGCAAGGCCGGCATCGAGCGGCTGAAGGACGGCAGCATCGCCGCGAACCCCCAGCGCATGGGACCGATCCTGCTGGAGTCCCGCTTGATGGGACTGGAGCGCGTACTGGCCATCCAGGCCGAGTGCAACGCCGCAGCCGACCGCCTCGGTCGCCCTCGCATCAACCTGATCAACGCCGAGGAAGAGGCCCGCATCCGCGAGCTGATCGCCGCCGGCACCTGGCCGGATGGCTGGGACGGCGACGAGCCGATCGCTACCACCCCTCTCGACAAAGTCTTCGCCGACGGCGCGGTACAGCCGCTGCTGTTCGTCTGAAAGGAGCTACTGCATGACTTCCCTCAAGAAGCCCTCCCCGCTCGACTTCAAAACCCAGTACGGCCTGGCCCTGGACGACACCGATGACGCGATCGTCGCAGACTACTTTTGCGGCGGAGGTGGCGCCGGTACGGGCTTGGAAATGGGCCTGGGCCGCCCGGTGAACGCGGCAAAAAACCACAGTTCTGCCGCAATTGCCATGCACACCGCCAATCACCCCCATGCTCGGCACTTCATGACGGACGTCTTCGACGGTGACCCTGACGACGAGTGCCAGGGACGCCCGGTCGGCTGGTTCCATATGAGCCCCGACTGTACCCATCACAGCCAAGCAGCCGGCGGCCAACCTCGCAAACGCGAGATTCGAAACCTCTCGTGGGTTGGGCTGAAGTGGGCCGGAAAGAAAAAACCTTGGGTCATCAGCCTGGAGAACGTGAAGCAGATCCTCCAGTGGGGCCCCCTGATCGCGAAAAGGGACAGGTCCACCGGTCGAGTGGTCAAGCTCGATGGCAGTGTGGCGGCACCAGGCGAACACGTTCCAGTCCAGCAACAGTTCCTGATTCCCGACCCCAAACGCCGCGGCCAAACCTGGCGCCGGTTCGTTCACCTGCTGGAGGGGATGGGCTACCAGGTGGAATGGCGCGTCATCAAGGCATGCGACTTCGGGGCACCAACCAGCCGCGAGCGCTTATTCATGATAGCTCGGTCCGATGGCCATCCTATCGTCTGGCCTGAGCCGACCCACGCCAAGCACCCGAAAAAAGGGCAGCAGAAGTGGAAGACCGCAGCCGACTGCATCGACTGGTCGTACCCCAGCAAGAGTATCTTCGGCCGCAAGAAGGCCCTGGCCGACGCCACGCTGCGCCGGGTGGCTAAGGGCGTGAAGAAGTTTGTACTCGACAACCCACGGCCGTTCATAGTGCCAATCGCGAACTGGTCGGGCGAACTGGCCCAGTCGGCCCACGAACCGCTCCGTACCATCACCTCCTGGCCTCGCGGGGGCAGTTTCGCCGTGGCCAGCCCAACACTGGTGCAGACCGGCTACGGTGAGCGCGAAGGGCAGCAACCGCGAGCGCCAGGCCTCGATCAGCCGCTTGGCACCGTCGTCGCAGGCGGCGTGAAGCACGCTCTGTCTAGCGCGGTGCTTCTCCCGGCAACGCATCAAGGCGCAGACCGAGTCAACGATCCCGCTGAGCCGCTGCCCACTGTGACCGCGGCAAACCGCGGCGAACTGATGATAGCGAGCCCGTTGATGGTGGGCGTCGGTGGCCGCGCCGGGCAGACTGAACCGCGACCGGGCGACGAGCCGATGTACACCATCACAGCGAAGGCAGACACCGCCATTGCATCGGCACACCTGGTCAAGTTCCGGTTCAACAGTGACGGGGCGGACATCACCGAGCCAATGCCTACGATCACCAGCGGAGGCAACTTCAAACGTCCAGCAGGCGCCGCACATGCCTTGGGGGTCTGCACTGCCTTCATCGAACAGGCCAACTCCGGTTTCAACACCACCTTCGGCCGGAGCATGGACGATCCGATGAGCACGGTAACCAACTCGGGCAGCCAGCAGCGCCTTGTAACGGCCAGCCTTGCCACGTTGCGGCGGAACTGTGTAGGTCGCCCCCTCGACGAGCCGATTCCGACTCTTACCGCCGGCGCCGAGCATCACGCCCTCATCGAGTACAAGCTGTCGCCCGAACACGAGGCTGGCGCTCTGCGCGTCGCTGCGTTCCTGATGCGCTATCACAGCACCGGCGGTCAATGGGCAGAACTGGATCACCCCGTGACGGCCGTTACCACCAAGGACCGCCTGGCTCTCGTGACCGTGTTCGTAAAAGGCACCCCCTACGTGATAGTCGACATCTGCTTGCGGATGCTGCAACCGCCCGAACTGTACCGAGCCCAGGGATTTCCGGCCGACTACATCATCGACCGCGGCGCTGACGGCAAGCCGTTCAGCAAAACCGAACAGGTGCATATGTGCGGTAACAGCGTCAGCCCGCCGCCGATGGCAGCGATCGCGCGAGCCAACGATCCATGGAGGGCGCGGCAGCGTCAGGCGGTGGCGGCGTGAACGCGGAACTGTCGCAGTACTTCACCCCCACCTGGGCGGCAGAGTTGCTGGTGAGGCGCCACTTCGGCGCCCTCACCTGCCAGGACACGGTTCTTGAGCCGGCATGTGGGGACGGTCGATTCTTGATGGCCATCCCTGCGGAAGTCGATGCCTACGGCGTGGAACTGGACCCGGCCCAAGCGCAGGCCGCCCGGCAGAACTCTGGCCGGGAGGTGCTGGCTGGGGACTTCCTGACCGCTCGCCTGCCTCGCCGGCCAACGGCGGTAATCGGCAATCCGCCCTACCAGGCGGACCTGATCGACGGCTTCCTGGCCCGCTGCTACGAACTGCTCGAGTACGGCGGCCGCATCGGCTTTCTGCTGCCGGTCTACTACCTGCAAACCGCCAGCAAGGTGATGGACCTGAACCGCCGCTTTTCCATCGCGCAGGAGCTGCTACCGCGGAACCTGTTCGAGGGCCTGACGAAGCCGATCATGTGGGCGACGTTCACCAAGGCGCGCCGGACCGTGCTGGCAGGCTTCTTCCTGTACGCGGAGACCCACGCCCTGGCGGATGTTCACCGCGATCTGCGCGCCCTGCTGCTGGGTAACCGCTCCCGCGCCACCTGCTGGCGTGACGTGGTTGGGGCTGCGCTCGAGGCCTGCGGTGGCCGAGCCACTCTCCAGCAGCTCTATGCCTGCATCGAGGGGAACCGTCCCACCGCGAACCCATGGTGGCGGGAGAAAGTGCGGCAGATCGCCGGCCAGCACTTCCGACGGATCCGCCCAGGTGAATTCGAAATCATCAAGGAGCATTCCGCATGAACACCGAACAGTTCATTCGCAACGCGGCCGCGCGTGGGCTCTCCCGCCGCGCCACCATGCACGCGCTCGGCATGGGCCCCTGGAAGTTCCGAGAGCTGCTGACCCTGATGCCGGAGATCACCTGGCCAGCACGCGGATGCTCAGCCGACCACCAGCGTGCGAACGAGCAGAAGCGCGGACGCTGCACGCCGGCGCAGGCCGCAGCGCTGGAGCGCGCGCACGAACGCTGGAGCGAGAGCCGACGATTCACCGTCGACGGCGTGACCGGGACCATCTCCGATCTGGTGGAGCACTTCCAGAGCCCGGTCCACGCAACGACCGTCCGCCGCCGCGTCGCCGCCGGCATGAGCCTGCGCGACGCGCTCACCACCCCGCGCCAGCAGCCCAAGCCCGGGCGCCGGCATCCCTGGAACCGTTCGCAGAAGCAGGTGCAGCCATGAAAGAACGTCCGATCCTGTTCACTGGACCGATGGTCCGCGCCATCCTGGAAGGTAGGAAGACGGTCACCCGCCGAGTGGTGTCGCCGCAGCCCGACTTCCTCGGCTCAATGGTCGATCCCAATACGCCATTCAAGACGCTTGATGCCGGCCTGCACGCACGCATCACCTGCCCCTACGGCGAGCCCGGCGATCGGCTGTGGGTGCGGGAGGCCTGGGCAGCAGATGCCCAGGTAGACGCAATCGCGCCGAGCGACCTCAGCCAAGGTGAACCGATCTGGTACCCGGCAGACCTCAGCGTCCGGCAGACAGGATGCTACATGATCTCTAAGGGCCGCGTTCGCCCCTCTATCCATATGCCGCGTTGGGCCTCCCGCATCCTGCTGGAGATCACCGCTGTTCGCGTCGAGCGGCTGCAGGACATCAGCGAAGAGCAGGCGTTGGCAGAGGGAGTGCGCGGCGAGCCATGCGACCACGCTCGGCAAGCCTGCGCCGATATCGGCTGCTGGGGCGACACAGCCAAGGGGGCGTTCGGCTTCCTCTGGGAATCGCTCAACGGCGAGGGAAGCTGGGCCGCAAACCCATGGGTCTGGGTCGTCGAGTTCAAGCGTGTGACACCATGAGCGCCATCATCAGCGAATGCGGCCAGTACCGTTACCTTCTGACTCGCCCTGGCGACTGCCTGGCCGACAAAGGCACAGCGGTTTTCCTAATGCTCAATCCGAGCACCGCTGATGCCGCGCTCGACGATCCAACGATCCGGCGCTGCCGCAACTTCGCCTCGGCCTGGGGCTGCAACGGGATCGCCGTCGTCAATCTGTACGCCTTGCGCGCGACGAACCCGGCCGACCTCTGGCAGCACAGCGACCCAGTAGGCCCAGACAACGACTGGCGCCTGCGCGCGATCGCCCGAGAGTACACCGACATCGTGTGCGCCTGGGGCGCCAATGCGAAGCCCGAGCGAGTAGAAGCCGTAACCAGCATCCTGACCGCCGCCGGCGGGCGCCTCTGGTGTCTTGGCACGACGAAGGATGGGCACCCGCGCCACCCTCTGTACGTGCCTGGAAATCAAGCGCTCCAGCCTTGGGCGCCGAGGGTAACGCCATGACCAGATCCAATGCGCCGCTGGTGCAGAGCGAGGCCGAACTCTGCGCGGCGTTCATCGACGAGTTCAACCGAGTCCCCGGCTGGACCTGCTACCCGGAGACTGCCGGGTTCGACATCCTGGTGGTCCATGAGGATGGCCGGCAGATCGGCGTAGAGGCCAAATTGCAGTTGAACGCCAAGGTAGCCGACCAGATCCTGCCGCAGTACTGGCAAGACCGGTACGGTGCGCCAGGGCCAGATCACCGCCTGGTCATTGTCGGGCGGATCACCGAGGCCAGCGCCGGCATCAAGCGCCTGCTTGAAATGTGCGGCGTCGCAGTGCTCGCGCCGTCCCGCGGACACCGTCGGCGCGACGGCAAGTTCGTCGACTTCCCCGAGTTCCACTTGCGCCACTGGCTCCAGCACTTGAGCGGGCCGCAACTGTTCGACTGGAACCCCGCTGAACGCTGCCACGTCCCGATCGTTGTCCCCGACGTGCCCGCCGGCGTTCCGGCGCCGCTGCGCCTCACCGAGTGGAAGGAAGGCGCGCTGAAGGTGATCGCCACGCTTCGCCGCCAGGGCTTCATCACCACGAAGCAGATCGCCGAATGCGGCGTCAGCGCGACGAACTGGACACGATCCTGGCTCGACAAGGGCGCCGAGCGCGGCACCTGGGTTGAGTCTGCCCGCATGCCAGCGTTCGACCAGCAGCACCCCGAGGCATACGCCAAGTTGCAGCAACTCGACCAAGCAAAGCCAGGCGCCCAGCATGGGCTGGCACTGGCGAAGGAAGGTGAAGCATGAAAGCGCGCATCGAGAAGAAATTGAGCAAGCGGCTGGTCGAGCTTTACCCAGCGCTCTACTGCAGCGCCTGGCGCGACGAAGAACCGTCTGAACTCGCATATGAGCAAGGCTCCCGAGTCCGGCATGTTCTTTCCGTCGGCGGCGGTGTCGACTATTGGGGCGAAGGACAGGACGTCTACACCGTCTGGCAAGCCTGGCTGATGAGTTGGGAATGGCACGGACCGTTCCAGACGTACCCGGAGGGCCATCGTCACGAGTACCTCCCGGATACGGAAGGCTTCAAGCCTACTACTCGCAACCTGCTCCAACTGGCTGGCCGGTGCCAGTTGCTGGAAGCAGCATCAACGAGGGCGGTCCCATGAACCAGCCTCCCACCGACTACCAGATCAGCGCCGCCGACGCGCACGAACTGGCCGGCGCCGTGCTTCTTCCGGCGGACCTGCGCCGCCAGGTGCTGGAGAAGATGGCCGCCCAGCGCGACCCGGCCACCATGCTCGACCTGTTCGCCCAGGTGCTGGGCATGGCCAACGCCGTCGCCGAGAACTGCCGAGCGATGGTCGAGTTGATCCTCATCGAGCACGGCGAACATCCGCACACCGCGGAGCAGGCGAACCTGCCGACGATGTTCGGAGCGCTGCAGGGCGTTGTCCTGGCCGCAACGGTGAACCCTCGCGGCACGTGCGCCGGCTGCGCCTATCGACTCGGCACCCCGGCGAACACCTCGCCGGTCACCACCTCCGATGCCATCTACTGCCGGCAGGAACTCAGCCGGTTCTACTGCCACGCCGACCTGGACGACCAGGGCAACCCAGTCCGCACCTGCGTCGGCCACGCCAAAGCCATGAAGCAAGACGCCGCGAAATGAACCGCCCCACCATCTGCCGCACCACGGGCCAACGGATAGGCCTGTGCAAATGCTTCCGCTGCCGGCCGCCGGCGCCGGAGCAACCGGAGACACCGCAATGTCCTCTACCCAACACCAACTGATCGAGCAGTGCGCCATCCGCCTGCGCGGCATCGTCGAAGCCCTGGACAACATCCACGACAGCACCCAGCACCGCTCCCCGCACCGCTGGTCGACGGACCTCGACGACGTTCACTCCTCAGCCGAGAGCCTGCTGGCCCTGATCAATGACCAGGCGTCGCCGCCCTGCATCGACTGCAAGGGCACCGGCTTCTGCAACAGCATTTCCGGCGAGGAGATCCGCTGCCCCTGCCACGCAACCATCCAATTCGCCGATCCGGCGCAAGCGCCCGTGGAGCAGTTCGAACAGGCACCGCCATCCGAAGACCAGTTGACCGCTGCCGGCCTCAGCTACCCGCTCGCCAAGGAAGATGCCGTGAATCTCTGGTACGCCGGCTTCAGGTCCGAGGTGGTCACGGTGCTCGAGGCCTGGGAAGCAATCGGCCACGATATCGGCATGAACCCGAGCAAGGGCGAACTGCTGGACTCCCTGCGCAACATTGCGGCGATTTGCAATGCGCACGGCAATGACATGCCAGCCCAGTCGGCGATCGACCAGCGCCAGGCCATCGCAGATGCCATCACCGGCGCGCTGGCCTTCGGCGCCCAGGCCAGCCGGCCGCCGCCGGCGGATCACTGGCTTCGCCCGTTCTACGACATCGGCCGCGCCGAGGGACAACGCACCCAGGAACTGGCAATGCTGGTTCGCATGCTGGCCAGTTCACTGAAGCGGCATGCCCCGGAAAGCAACCTGGTGGCACGAGCCACCAACTACCTGGCAGCCAAGGGCTTGGCAGGCACACCGCTTCGTGACGCGCCTGCATCGGTAGAGCAGGTAGGCGGGGATGAGCGCGCGGCGTTCGAACTCTTCGTGCGCAAGCACTGCGGCATGCCGGCGCATATCGCTGTGAACTGGGACGCCAAGTTCACCAATGATGCATGGGAGGGGTGGCAAGCCCGCGCCGCCCTGGCGCAACCCTCCCCGTTGCAGGCCGAGCAGATAGAGGGCGCGCAGGGGGAGCGGAAGCTGTCTGACCTCGGCAATGAGCTGCACAACCTTTCGTGTGCGATCACCCACACCAACGAAGAATGGGCCGAGCAAATCAGCAGTATTGCGGGTGAACTGTGGAAGTGGCCTGACCGCGCCGCCCTGGCCAGGGTCGCGGAGCTGGAGAGCGCCACCAGCCATATCGAGGTCCGGCAGTGCGTCAATTGCCGGAACATCGGTATCAACGATGCCGCCGACTACGCCGCTTGCCATGATTGTCGATGGACTGGACCGGAGCCCGATGAGGACAAGTGCCCAGGTTGCGCGGGCGAGAACTGCATGGCGGCAGCTTGCCCAGAGTGTGGGGGCCGTTACGAGCTGGTCGCTGAGGCGAAAATCTCCACCCCGGCCGCCCAGGCTGGGCAGGTGCCACAGGCCTGGCTCGACGTGCAGGCAGAGCGCCGCCGGCAAGTGGAGGCCGAGGGCTGGACGCCGGAGCACGACGACGAGCACGACAGCGGCGAAATCGCATGTGCAGCAGCCTGCTACGCGCTTCCACCAGCGCATCCGGCCCGGATCGAAGGCGCCCTTGGACGCTATGGTCGCGATCCGAACATCTGGCCCTGGACACGCGATTGGTGGAAGCCAGCTCCGAACGACCGCCGGCGAGAACTGATCAAGGCCGGCGCCTTGGTGCTGGCCGAGATCGAACGTCTCGACCGGGCAGCGGCGACTCAGGGAGGGCCGCGCGATGCGTAGAGCACTGACCGCCCTCGGCATCATCGCCGCCCTCGGCCTGGCCGTGGTGGGGCTGGTGGAGATATTCCCGATCGTTCGCACGCTGGCGGCCTGGCAGACGGGGTGCTTCGGATGAAGGCCGCGCTCAGGACTCGTCCGGGCTCTTCCGGACGATCCGGCCGGCGCGAACTTCTTCTGCAAGGGATTCAAGTTGGACGATATTGTCGTACATCCTTCCAAGCAGCCTGCGCAAGAGGAATGCCGCCATCTCGTCGCATCGCTCGGCGATTCTGCTGACCTCAGTCACCAACTCGTCGCCTGTAGCCGCCATATCCAGCAACTCTTGCCGTAGCTTCTGGCTCGGACGATTCATTCCCATGCTCAGCTCCTTCTGACAGAGAAAGCCCACCGGATCAGGGGCACATGCCCGCCAAGGCTGGTCCCGTCACCGGTGAGCCGGTGCATCCTACCTGAAATCATCCATGCCCGCGGCCCAACGGAAAGGGTCGCGGAACAGCCCGGCCGGAGAGCTGGGATAGGTAACGCCCAATGAACACCCTGTTTCTGTTGATGGCTCAGTACGATGGCGCCGCCATCATTCCCCTCGAACGCGTCTGCGCCGACTACTTCAGCCACCTGACCCCCGAGAAAATGAAGATGAAGGTAGCGGCCGGCGAAATCGACTTGCCGCTGGTACGCATGGAGAACAGCCAGAAGTCTGCGCGTGGCGTACACCTGACGGACCTGGCGAACTACCTTGACGAACGGCACAGAACGGCGAAGGAGGAGCACGAAAAGCTCATGGGGCGCAGAACCCTGCGCCGTGCATCCTAACCCTCCCGCCTACCGGGCCTCGATCGTGGGGCCCTCTATTATCTGCTCCAACCACGGCCAGTCTTCGTACTTGTCGCCGTTCCCTCTCAGATGCGTGTATCGCCGCATCGAATTCCAGTCCCGGTGGCCCGAGACGCTGGCCACGCGCGGAATATCCCATCCGATCTCGAAAAGCCGACTGATGCCGTCATGGCGCAGGTCGTGAAAGTGGAGATCATCGATCTCCAAGAAGCTGCAAGCCCTGGTAAACGAAGCGCTGACCGACTTCGCGTTATAGGGGAACACGAACTCCTCGCGCCGGGGCATCGAATGCAAAATTCGCCATGCCTGATCTGGCAGGTGGCACCAGACATCATTCCCGTATTTCTGGCCCGGATTCTTCATGTCGGTGATCAGCACTGCCTGGCGTGCTTCGTCGATGGCGTCCCAGCGGATCCGGGTGATCTCTTCCTGGCGGCGCGTTGAGAAAATCGCAAAGCCGATCATCCGAACCATGTCGATCTGCTGCTTGCGACGCTCCCGCATTTCAACGAAGTAGGCAAGGATGGTGTCAAGCTCCTCCCAAGTTGGGCGCCTGTCCCGCTCGTTGCTCCTGGAAACCCCTCCCATCTTGCGCAGAACGCGCCTGGCGTCGGCCATGGCCACCGGATCCACCTCGTAGCCCCACGCTGGGCGCGCAACCGTCAAGACGGCACCGAGGTGAGAAAGATCGTTGCCTACAGTCTGCGGCTGCACGCCGCCCTTCTCGATGCGATCCATTGCGTACTCGACCAACACCTGGGAAGTCAGGTCCCGGTCGACCACATCCCCCAGCCATGTCGCAGCTATCGCCTGGAGCGTCGCCTCCTTAGTCCTGCCCAACGGTCGCAGCTTCCCGTACTCCTCAAGATACTGCTTGATCATTTCCCGTACAGTGACGCCCTTGCGATTGGCTCGCTCGATCGCGCCTGGCGCTGCCAACTCTGCCTCTCGGCGCTTCAGCCAGTTCTGGGCCGCCGCCTTCCGGTCGAACGTCTGGCTTTCCTGATAAACTGCCTTCCCCTGTCGCAT